ATGTTTATCGAACAAACCGAAGTCCTCGATCCCAAGGGATGGTCCGTTCTGTGTCGCGATCCTGGTGACGATGGCGCCACCCTTGCAATTCAGGCGAACATGAACGGCATCATCAAGGTCGTCTGGGAAGACACCGAAACCGGCGAATGGTGGACGATTTCCGGCCATGCTTACCACGTTCCGAAGGGCATGAACGCCGTGGATTATGCCCGAACCCTGATCAAGCCATAAAGGGAAACAGAACGATGACCCTCAAGCACAACACCCCGTTTGAATTCCGCATCACAATGCCGGACGGGACATACAAATGGGAACTGATGTGGATCAACACCGAGGATCACGACCGATACGGGGATCCTGCGAAAGACCTCGGTCCCGGCTGGCATCGCGCAAGACGGTCCGACGGTGCGGGTTTTTGCCTTTACAATAAGGGACTACGCTTTCCTGACCCCGCAACGGTAAAACAGGACCCGCCGGACGTGACTGCTGCAGAAATTCGGGCGTATTTCGGACATGACGGCAAGACGGTCAAAGTCCAGGTTCCAAGGAAGGACGACATTATTCGCCGCAACGGTGAAGTTTGCGGGAAGGTCGGCGATGTGCGTATGGCCATTTTGAAAAAAAGAAACACATAGGAGACAGGCAATGGACTCGATACTTGGCTATCAATTGATCCAGACCATGATGATGGACGAAGGATGGACCACCAACGTCTATCATGTCTCAAAGCCCGGCCGCGACGTGACGCCGGTATACAATGGACGATCCCTGGCGAAGGCATGGGACGCCCTCACACAAGCCGACAATTGCAGCATCATCTTCATGAAAAACAAACTTGTCGACGGCATGGAAATCAGCCATGCCGGCAAGGCGAACGAAACCGTCAAGCCGGCATCCGACAAAGGGGTCGTTGCTGAAATCTGGGCCGAATTCCAATCGGTTATGGTGTGAGGGGACTATGGCGGATAATGACGACAAGGACGCTGTCAGCGCCGAAAAGGGGCTGACAGCGGAGGAATTCCAGGAATGGATGGCCGCGATGGGATTTCGGTTCGACACCGATGCGTCGAAGGCCCTCGACGTGCACCCCCTGTCGATCAAGAAATGGAAAACCGGAGGCTGCGACGCGAAGATCGAGGCGGCTTGTTATGGGCTGTTCATCCGCAAGACCTATCCGAATATGCCGCCGCCGCCGTGGAAAACGAATAATAGATAGCGAGTGACCTTGAATTACTTTTCCAAGGTGCTACATATCAATTATTGCAACGCCCTACGGGCCGCTCTTAGGAGAAAGAAACCATGATCATGCAATCCATCGACTATACCGTTCACGAAGATCATCCTGCCGCGAAGGTGCTGCGCGCCTATCACAAGGGTCTGCTCATTCAGCGGGTCGATGTCCCAAAGGACAACAAGACCGGCTGCCCCAGCATCCGAATTGACGATTACAAATTGGTCGACACCAACAATTTTTGTCGTTGGGAGTCAGACCCGGCACATCGTGAAGCCATAATGGATATTGCCGAAAAACTGGATCGCCTTCGCGGGACGACAAACAGCGTGGCGTTCATGCACCAATCGAAGCATTCAGGCGTCCTCCGGTTCTACAACGAACAGGAAATTCTCGATTGTATCAACGCATAGGAACGGTTTAGATCGATGATCAGACGATCCGGCGGCGGCCGCCAGAAAATGTGGAACGCACTCCGATCGGCAACTGGGCCGGTCGGGGTCGAGCAAATGATGGAATTGTCAGGCAGCGAGGAATCCAGTGTCTGGGTCTACATGTCCGGCCTGATGAAGCACGACTATGTCCAGCGTCGCCCTTCAGGCTGGGTTCTTCTGCAGGATACGGGGCCGCATTCGCCGGCATACTCCGCACAAACCGGCGAACTGCATGATTGGAACCTCAACCCGCGCATGTCGCCGGCAACACTAACACGGGCATGGAAACGATCCGGCTTGAGCGTGTCCGCATTCGCAGAAGCCATCGGCTTCAATCGCGGAAGTTCGGCCCGCGTCGCTTCGATGATGCGCGGCGGTCGTCCTGTTTCGGCACAGGTCGAAAACGCCGTGAACGAATATCTGAAAAAGAGCGGCGACGCGCACTCTGGAAAATAGCCCACCGCCGCCGCCCGCATTCTCCGCAGCCAGGCTTGACGCCGGCGCCTGAATGCCGCCCAGCTATAAAGCGCCGGCGGCCGTGCGTCCATCCGCTTTCAAAATCCCCCGCCCGATCAACTCCGCGATCTGCGGCACGATCGCGTTGCCGACCGCCTTCAGCCGGTCCAGCCCTTTGGGTAGCCCATGATCGTTTCGGCCAATTCGACCGTCTGTGTTAGCGACCATCCGATCCACTGAGGGAAAAAGGTAAATCTGATCTGCCCACCTCGCCCGACCGTTCTGGATATCGAGCGCCGCGGATCGGATTTGCTCACGCGTGACCAGCCGATCGGTTCGCTGGCCAATGGGGTAGGCAACAATCCAGATCCGATCCCGGCCGTGCGGTAGGCCAATGTTTCCAGCTCCGATGCAATGCCATTCCGCATCATACCCGAGCGCGGCCAGGTCGCCGAGAACCGTGTCCAGTCCTCTAACAAGCAGCGCTGACACGTTCTCCACGACCACGTAGCGGGGTCGAAGCTCGCCAACAAGACGGGCGATTTCGGACCAGAGCCCGCTTCGCTGACCCTTAAGTCCGGCACCGTGGCCGGCATACGAGATATCCTGGCAGGGGAATCCCCCGCAAGCAACGTCAATTGGTCCGACATCCCGGCCCCTCAGTTTGACAACGTCATCAAAGATCGGGACCGCCGGCCAATGCCGGCGCAGGATCGAGCGGGCGAACCCGTCGATCTCGCAGAACGCGGACGTCCTGAAGCCGCCCGTCCGTTCCAGTCCCAGCGAAAAGCCGCCGATCCCGGAAAACAGATCCAGGACCGACAGTTTGGGACGATCGGGCGGGCGCGCCTTATTTTTTGGGGAAGTGGCCTCGACGCGCGAATCCGCCATATCGATTGTCCTTGCGACGCTCGGAATGGCGTTCCGGTAGAGGCTCTGAAGGCCTGAAGATGTTCATCGCACCGCAGCGCGGGCATTTCAGTTCAAGGGTTCCGGCAAGAGCGCCCGGTTCCTGACGGAACAACAGACGGTCGCAGCCGGCACAGCGTATAGACTCCATTGGTTTCCAGTGTATCAATCGTCCCGCTGTCGACTAGCAGCGGCAGGGACGGCGATAATTGCCTTTTCGTCGGCGGGGCTGTTTTGCTATGACCCCGTGATCGGAGCGTTGCAACCACTCCGGTCTCCCTGTCTCTTTGGACAGAAAGGAATGCCGCGATGTGCGGACGATTTACCCTTCACTACTCCTGGGCGGAAATGCACGAGGCCTACAATCTGGTCAGGTCCGAAGACCAGGCCCGCAACGTGCCCGCCCGCTACAACATCGCGCCGACACAGGACGTTCTGACCGTCGCCGACATCGATGGCGAGCGGCGCCTGTTTGACGCGCGGTGGTGGCTTGTGCCGTTCTGGGCGAAGGAAATCCCGAAATGGACCCTGTTTAATGCCCGCTCCGAAGACGCCGACAAAAAGCCGGCGTTCCGGGAGGCGTTCAAGTCGAAACGCTGTCTTATTCCGGCCGACGGCTATTTCGAATGGACGAAGAACGAAGACGACGGCAAGAAAGATCCCTGGTACATCACCCTGCCCGACGGCGCGCCGTTCGCCTTCGCCGGCTTATGGGCACACAATACGAACCTGGACATTACAAGTTGCACGATTCTGACCGCGGCGGCGGATCCGGCGATAGCGCACCTGCACCACCGCATGCCTATCATACTGGATGCCAGACACTATGATGCCTGGATGGATCCGGAAACGGATGCGGCGGACGCGAAGGCCTTGTTGACCAACAATCGCGGGGCGGAACTGTCCGGCCGACGCGTCGGCCGGGCGGTGAATTCATCGCGATCGAGCGGGGCGGACCTGATCGAATAGCGAATTCGGTTTTACAGATTTCGACGCGGATTATGCGGGTGATCATGCAAAGGCGCCCTTAGCCGGCACGTTTCCAGCCACACAGCCGCTCACCCTTCAAATTATGCTCCACCGCCCGCCGCTTTTCCTCGATCGTCATCGCGGCAATGACGGCCGGTGACAGGATCCGCGGCTGATTGCCGACACAGAAGTCGCCGGGTCTGGTCGGCGTGGCGCAGCCGGCCAGGATCAGGGCCGCGGCGAGGATCAGTCCCTTGACCATTTCATCAGCTCCTTTTCCAGTTCCGCTTCCGACATGACGGCGACGTCGCGGCGGACATCGTCCTGGACTTCGTAAGTCCGGATCGTCCGCCTCATCGCCTTCGACCGCTCCGCGTTTCGGCCCTGCGACCGGCCGAACAGCCAGGTCGCACCAAGCGTGAACAGAGCCGCGACACTGGCCATAAGCCCGCCGAATCCGCCGGGGATTGTGGATGCAATCAGATCAAACATTGTCGTCTCCATCGAAAAGGTCGGGCGCGATCGCGATGTCGCTGGTCTCGTTGCGCCAGGCCAACCGCGTATTGGTGAAATAGGTCCGCAACACGTAAAGGACGGGCCCGGACAGATAGACAAGCGTCTGGTTGATCTTGTTGACCACGTCTTCGGGGAACACGCCCCAGACGCCAAGTAGCGATACGATCGCAAAGATCAGGGCATACAGGTTGATCTTCGATTTGGCCGGGTTCTTGGTTTGCATGCTCAACCTCCAAACCACATTTGCCAACCCGCGCCGGCAGCCGCCACGATGGCCGCGATCAGGGAATAGAAGCCATTGGCCTGGTCCGCCTTTGGCGCATTGTCATCGACGACAATTGCAACCGGCTTCGGAATCGGTTTCGGCGGCGGATCCTTGGCGAGCTTTGCCAGCGTGTCGCGCCCGACCAGGCCGTCGACGGTCAAACCGTTCTGCGCCTGGAAGGTTCGAACCGCCGTTTCCGTGCCGGGCCCGAAATCGCCATCGATGGCGACGGGGAACCCATGAACGACCAACCGGCGCTGAAGGCCTTCGACCGCCTCGCCTTCCGACCCGCGGCGGAGGACCCTGATGCCGTTCTGGCGGCTCGACACAGCCGCGCCGGCCTTGACCGCAAGCAGCGTCTTCGCCTTGGCTAGGTAATGCCGCCGATCCGCCAGGCCGTTCCTGCCACCATTGACGCGCTTCGTGACCATGACGATGTCGTCACGATCGGCGTATCGGTTCAGTTTCCGCGACTGCCAATAATAGACCGCCGACAACAGGGCCCATGGCATGCCCTCGAGCGCGTCCGGCCGGTCGACAAAATTCGGCGGGTTCAGGTTATTCGACCGGCACCACTTGAAAAACTCTGTGACGTTGGCCCGACCGGTCGTCTGGATCAGCCCCCTGCCCCGGAAGCGCCGGCCATCGCCCTTTTGCGTGTTACCCAGGTCCCTGCGCCCCTCATAGGCCGCGCCGGATGCATATTCCCGGGTCGTGCAGAAGCCATCGGCTTCGTGCGCGATCTGGGCAAGGAAATGCGCCTTGCGCAGCGCCGTGTCGATGCGGAACTTGACCGCGGTGTCGTCAATGATCGGCCCAAGTTCGCGCAGGATTTGTTCCTGCCGGGCGCCCTTTTGTCCGCGCACGCGCGGCGCCAACGCGCGAAGCATTGCGTAATCGATTTTCATAATGGTCTCCGGTGATTGTCGGCTGGGCCGACGGTTCGTCGCGTTCAGTCCGTCACGGGCAGCCGCGCGACACAGCTCATGAAGATCCTGTTTCCGGCCGGGAACATCTGCCGTTCGCCGATGAAGACATCGAAGGCCGTTCCGTCCACCTTGCGCCCCCGGACCACGCCGTCCTGTGCAAACCGCAAGCGGCCGCCTTCCCGAATCCTCGACGTCATGTCGGACCCGTGCGGATGATCAATCCCCCGATCGATCAGCTCCGAAACGTTACGTCCGACCACTTCGCGATAATCGGAATATCCGAACAGCGTGCAGAAAGCCGGGGCCGCGAACACGATCTGGCTTAAGTGGTCCGTGATGCAAAGCGCTTCCGGCCGCAGCCCCAGATAGGCTGTCGCCGCCAGTGCGCCGTCAAGATCCATCATCACACCTGTTTCGCCTGCATAGCGTTCAAGGCCATGTTTTCCTTGAATTCGCGGTAGGGCGCGATTTCCTCGCGCAATTCGTCGATCTCGCGCCGCATAGCCCGCAGTTCGGCGCCATAAAGACGCGGCGCGATCCACTTGAAGGCAACGAACGCGCCGGTCAGAAAACCAAGACCGAACAATCCACCGGACGGCCCCAAAAACAGCTCCACAAATCTCCCCGCATCCATGCGCGCCGCCTCCTTAGCCCCGATGTCATCGCGAATGGACATTACCGATCGTCCTTTCCCTGCCTAAACCGAAGAAACCGCCCCGCCGAAACCGAGTTCAACCGCTTTAGCCCGCGCCGCATCGATCAGGGTGTCGACCAGCGGATCTACGTCGTCGACGGACGAAAGGGCCGCAATCTGCGTTTCGGCGAGATTGCGCAGTCCCTCGATCGCGGCAGACATCTTTGCAAAGTCGGCAGCTTTCTCCCGCACCGAGTTCGCAAGCGCCGTGACGCCGGCGGCGTCCAGATCCATCGCGGCAACGAGTTCCTTCAAAATCAACGTGTCGGCCACATCGCCGCCGGCGAGAACCGCGCGCGCTTCCGCCTGCTTGGTCGGCCAGGCCATCGTCTCGGCATCCGGATACTGCTTCACAATCTCTTTTGTGAAACTGTCGACATAATCGACAACGCGCCGATAGGCCCTTGCCCGAGCCCGCACCAAGCTGGCATTTTGAAGTGCAGGCATGTCTGACACCAGCGCGTCGATGATCTGCGCCATCGTTTCAGGAAAACGGATTTCAAATGAACCATCCGGCAATCTAAACAATCCAACATTCGCGCCATCATATTCCGTTGACTCCAAAGCAATGCGCAAGCCCAGATACGCCGCTTCATCGAGCGGCCGTGTTTCCGACTGGAACGGCTTGATCATCGGTTTCACCGGCTCTTGTTCATCTGGCATGACGGGCCCTCTATGCAACGGATAATTTGGTAACTGAAAACCGGCTTGTGAACGCGGTCGGGAAACCTGATCCGCCGCCCGCATCATCTCGGGAAACTCGAATGTAGTAACTTTCTCCGGGAGAGACCGTGCCACAAAAAGCGACGCACGCGCCGAGGTTCGCCGAGGTTCCTGACGTCCTGTTGTCCTTTGCCACCCCTTGCGCAACACCGGTTTTCATGATGTGCACGTTAATGCCTCTTGCGCCCGCGCCACCGACAAAATCCATGCAAGACATTATCAGCAACAACCCTCCGTCCGAGGGTCCACAGGTCCATAGGACCCCATCAAATGTGGAGTCGATGAAATTGTTTTCTTCTTCCGTGGCGAAACTCACGTTGGTCGCAACAGCGTCAGGGAACCCCTGCGACCCGTCAACGTAGTAAACCATCCTCGGCAGGTTCGGTGCTATTGGCGGATCATTCGGCCCGGGTTGACCTAAAAGCTTGAACAATTGGTGCACCTGCGTCAGGTCGTCTGGATCCAAAGTGAATCCAAATTGTTCCAGAGCGAAGGCGATTTCCTCGATCAGATCGGTAAATGCCCGGTGCGGAACACGGGATCCCTTGGTCCCCGCTGCACGGTCTCCATCTTTCCAGTCGGCAAAGTTTGCAGAACCAACGGGCGGCGTTCTGTACATGTCAAGCTCCAATCACTTCGGAATAGTCGAAATAGAGAAGCGACCAGGCCGGCCGCAGCGGGCGGAATATGCATTCCAGTTCTTCATTGGCCGGCCAGTCGAGCAGGCGCGTGACACCGGCCTCGCCGATCGCCGCCTCGAAATAGTCAGACGGGCCCGCCGCCAGATGCACGACCCATTCGACCTCGAGATTGACGGTCGCGGTTTCATGGTCGAGCCCGCATTCCGACACGCCGCATTCGAAGGCTTCGGGCTCCTCGATGCGGATATCGAAACCGAGGCGCGCAGCCAGACACAGATAGTCGCCGGGCGAGATCGTTGCCGGCGACAGCTCCTTGGCCACGACCGCGCGGAGACGGGTTTCAAGCGATTGATCCGTCCCGAAACAGGGGTTCGGCAATCCGAAATCGGTCTCCCAACCCTCAAGCGAGTCCGTGATCGTCGAGACGGTCGATTCCAACGCCGTTGAAAACATGCGCTGATAAAGCGGTTTCAGCACGCCGGCAAAGCCGCGCCAGAACGTCGTCATCTCGCTGGCCGGATTGTGCACCTCGCCGTCCGGCGTGCCCCAGGCCGCGCCCTGGGGCAAAAGGGCGACGATCTGGTTCGTCAGGTCGGTTTCGTCCGGATCCGACTCTGCGTCCCGGGTATCGAGAACAGCGGCTTCCAGATCGTCCGGGCACGGCCATTCGATCAAAATCCCGTCGTCCGGCGGATCAAAGACCGCGCCGCTCACAATGTGCCATGTCGACATTATTTGTTTCCCTGTCGCGGCTTTGCCGCTGCACGCCTCTTGGGCTCTAAACCCAGGTGATGGCGCCGGGGACCGGGTATTCACCGGCCGCAAAGGTCACATCCGCCGCCGGCACGCTCAATGTGTGGCGATCCTCGCCAAGCGTGTCGGATATCGCTTCGGAGATCCATTCAGGCGGCAACACGAAATCATCGTCGGGCAGTCCCGGCCGGGTCCTGGCGACGAACATGGCCGCGATCGAGGCCTCGACCTTGGCGCGCAGCGACACCTCGTCGGGTGTCAGTTTGATGGTTATCGGAACCGCAACGGCGGTCGGCGCGTTGACCTCAAACCCGACCCGGATCATGCGCAGTTTCGCAATCTCCGCGTCAACCACCGCTACGTCCGCAGCGGTCGGGATCCCGTTCGGGCGATCCGCGAACAGAAACCAGACTCCGATCGTCGTCGGCCCGTTCACGAAGGATTTCGCCCACGCCGCGGTGACCCCGGGGACCGCCCGGGCAAATGCGGCATAGTCAGTTTCCGCGCCGCCTTGCGGCGGCCGGCGTTTGTGTTCCAGGACCCGGGCGCGCAAGCTGTCGACCGTTTCCTTATCGGCGCCGCCGCCGAGGCCGTCCGGGCCGACATCGGCCGTCGCGGCGAGGCCTGGCGATAAGGCCGGGTCGGCAAGTGTCAGTTTGACCGCCGCGGCCAAGTTGGCCGCCGCGCCCCGCTCCAAGGACTCGACTGTAAACGAAAGGGCGCCATCGCCGGCCGCGACCGCTTCGGCCGTCGTTCTGTAAACCAGATTGCCCGACAGGTACTGAATGCCAGCGGGATAGACCGTGGCTGGCGTTCCCGTTGTCGTTACGGTTCCGCCTGCCTTCGACGCCCGATTGCGCCTTATGCCGCGTTCATAGGCGTGTCGGCCTTCCAGGTGCAATTCATCGGCCGTCGACGCAAACATCTGCCGGTAAAGCGCATCAAGGCGCAGGTAGACCGGATGCAGGACCAGCGCCAGGACCTTGGCATGCACATAGTGCGTGTTCGGCCAGATGATCGCCTCAACCAGGCCAAGCGCCGATGCATAGGCCGCGCGGGCCTTTGCCGACAATTCGTCAATCGAGGGGACGGGCAACGCCATTCAATTGATCCCACAAAATCGCAAAGGATTGCTGATGGAGTTCGCGGCCATCACGCCCGAACAAGGTCACGGTGAATTCAAAACGGTTCTGGTCCATCAGGACCGTGGAAGAAAAGTCGATCCAGGCAACAGCCCCCTGATCGATCAGAGTCTGCAGGGCCTCCCGACAGGCATATTCGGCAAACCGCGGCGTTTTTGTTTCGTCCAATGTCGCTCGCCGCAATTGCCATAAGCGCGATCCGAGCGGACCTTCTCCCCTGCCCTCGTCCAGGTCGAAGGCATCGCCGGCCCATCCCCGCTGCTCATCACCGTCGCGCAAAGCTTCCGGTTCGACGGCCCGATCGGTCTGGAGGCAAATCAGGACAGCGGTCGCCAATTGTTGCCGCGATTGCAATCCGAACGGATTGCCCGGCTCGGTGGCGCCGACGCGGCGAAAGTCGCCGCAACGGCCGTCCCAGACAATGTCCGGTACGAGCGGCGGCGTCTCCGCCACCTCGATGGGTATGATCCGGATGGACATCGGATTTAGGCAATTCTCGCGTAAACGTTCAGCGACGGCCCGGACTGGGTCTGAACCTTGGCGAACGTATGGTCGTCCGGGTTCCCGCCCAGGTAGACCTTCTTGTCCGCGCCGACTTCGATGAACGCATCATTGTCGGTCACGGTGATTTTCAGACTGCCCTGGCGCATCTCTACTGTCTGATCCTTGACGTCGATCGTCATGCCTTCGTCGATGACCTTCAGGATATGCCCATTATGGTCATAGATTGCGGCATTGCCGGTTTGCAGGTTCGGCCGCATCGCCGGATTTTCGCCGCCAAGGATGACGCGCTGCGCCGATCGGCCGCCGAAGGCCACCTGGAAGCCAAGCGATCCCGCTGGAAGGCGGGAGGCGAACCCGTGTTGCTGGCTCGACAAGACCTTCGTCGGCACTTCGCCGGCCCGACCGGCCCCGTTCAGCAATTGCTGTCCCGCTTCCTCGATATCGCCGGTCACCTCGAACCGGCCAAACTGAAAATCAAACCGGCTCAAGCGCGCCTCCTGTCGATGCGGGTTTCGCAGCAACCTTCGCCTTTGGCTTGTCGACCTTGAAGCTGTCGCCTTCACCCTTCGGATCCTCGCCGTTCATCGCCCTCGGGTCGACCAGGTCCAGACGGGCCCGCGTCCCGCCGTCGTTCTGGCTGAACGTACCGCCCTTGATCAGCATGTCCTGGTCAAGAAAGATCAGGGGATCCTTCAGGTGAACCAGATAGTTCGACATCCAGAATTCGCCGGCGCGGTCGCGCCATCCCGGGACTTCACACGATGCGGACTTCGAGCGGCCTTCGCGCCGGGTCAGTTCCTGTTCGGCCCTGCCTTTCAAGGCGTCCATCGTCGGCTCGCCTTCGAACAGGATCACTTTCGGACGCCGGCGGCCAAGGGCCGGATTGGCGACTTCGGCTTCCGGGCGCAACGCGCCGTCACCGGATCCTGTCGAGGCCTGGCCGCGAACGATGATCGGATCGTGGCGATAGCGACCGGTCAATTGCGCATCCGCCGACAGGAGGTTGACGCCCAGCTCGAGCCCGCCGGCGTGACGGCCGGCCGGTCCCTTCGCCATATTGATCGCGCCGGTTTCATCGTCGTAAAGCAGAATGCCCCGTGACCGCGCCAATTCCTCGATTTCGCGAAACGCCGATCGACCTGGCACAACCCTGTGCAAGGGCACATCGAACAATTGTCCGGACGATTTCCATTCGACGCCGGCGCTTTCAATGGCCCGAGCCACCTCCGCCAAATCCTTGTCGCGAACTTCTCCGGAAGGATGCACGATGGACGATTCCGTCGTATCGACAGGCTTCGAAACGAACGTGATCGACGCTGACCAGATGACGCCGCCATCGGAGTCCTGATGCCCCGGGTTCGCATCCCGCACGACGCCCGTCAAAAGCAGGTCGCCGTTGGCGGTAATCGTCGCCGGCATGTCGGGAAACGGAAAATCATCCTCCTCGACCGGCCCTCCCATGGCGATCGTAGCGGTTCTGACGGCCTGCTCCGCGCCAAACGTCATGGAAAAATCCATGAAGTTATGGATCGGCCGGCCATCGACCGTGATTTCGATATGTTCAAGAACGTCGGACATGATCACGCTGCGAGCCCCTCCAGGCGGATCGGCAGGAACAAGGGCGTCAATACCCGGTTGCGATCGACCAGCTCGCGGGCCCGCTGAGGATCGACATAGAGACGGTGCGCCAGATGCGTCGATGAATACGAGTGCGCGGTCTCGACCGTCACCAACGGCATACGGTTGGCGGCGGTCTCCGACAGATGCGAGGACGCCGCACCGACGACTTCGGACAACCAGTCAAACACATCGGCGCCGAGGTGCACGCCAGCAACGTTCTGCACGGCTCCCGCCGCGACCAGGAATTCAGATCGCGCACCAAGAGCATCCTGGCGCGCGGCAAAGGTCTTTCGTACAATCGACAACGCCAGGCCATAGACAAATGCGCAATCGGTCATCGCGGCGACCCTGTCGTCTTCAGATTTCGCCCCGGCCAATGCGTCCAGGAAGGCAATCGCCTGCAGGTTAGGATCGTTCTCGCGCCCGACAAACCGGCAAAGGTCCAAAACAGCGGGCCCGAACGCATTCGGCGCGTCGGCGGCCGTCGCGACCGCGTCGTCGAAGCCATCCAAAAGATCGTTCAAATCGGCGTCCAGATCGTCGGCAACCGGAACGGCCAGGATCGCCCCGCGGACCCGCTCCGCTTCCTGCGCGATCGACAGCGCAATGGCTTCATCAAAAAACGCCATCAGAAGGTCGCTCCAAGGGCGGCTCGCCCCGCGGTCGCCAGATGTGAAAGCCGCGGCACGATCGCGCCGGCAGCGAACGGAACGGACGAAAGACCGGCCGTCACGAATTCCAGATCGAAGGCGATATAGCCGTTACGATCCTTCTCGCGAACGCGGCGGAAATGTTCACAGCGATAAAGACCCTGAATGCCAAGAGGCAAGGTCAGGAGCCCCGGGCCCGACGATCCCAATATCGCGGCAAACCCCACGCTCGCCCCGTCGACGAAATCGCTGGCAAGATAGGCCGTCACGAAGGCCCGCTTCGCCCGTCCGCCGAAATCCTCTGTGATCGGGTCGTCGCGATAAGCCACTTCGGCAACCGAGACACGCCGCCCGCCCTCGAATTCGTCGACATCGACTTCGAACGGAAATCCCTTGAAGGTCGCAGGCCAGAATGCCCTGGTCCAGTCCCGCGCCATCTAACCGTCCCCTTCGTCAATGTTCGGCATGCCGCGGCCGATATTTGCGTTGGCACTGATCGACACGTTCGCACGGATCGGTTTGCTCATGATCGCTTCGATCTTTGCACGGGTTTCCTCGGCCTTCATGATCGCTCGCGCCGCCTGTTGCTCGAAACCGTCTACGAAGCCGCCCATGGCCTTGTTGCCCGCCGCCGAAAGGTCGATATCGGCGGCGCGTTCAATGTCGCCGAAGGCCTTTTCCGCTTCACGAACCGCGCCGTCATCCACCGACACCGGTTTCAAGAATTCAAAATCGGCGCGGGGCGCCGGGAGATCCGGCGCGGCCTGCGACCCCGTCGGCTGACGGCGACCACTGCCGATAAACACCCCGTCGCCCGGCTTGCTGCGCGGCAGGCCGATGGTCATGCGATCACCGGGTTTCGACCGCGGCGCCGCGATTTCGGATTTCAGGGCCGGGTCGTCGGGGAACGTCGATCCGGCCTGTTGAATAACGGGTGGCAGGAAATCGAATCGGGTACCGTCGACGCCCTGGCTTTCGATCCGCGCAAGTGCATCGTTGAAAGCCGCCAGTTCGTGCCTCAACAATTGCACACCCGATTGTTCCATGGCGGACGCGCTGTCACCGCGAGCCAGGATCGACCCGATTTCAGCGTTAAGCTTGTCACGCTCCGCGGTGATGATCTTCTTGTGTCGATCGGTGATCCCGAATGTCGTGCCGCCTTCGCGCAGGGCTTCGGCAATAATCGGATCGTCACGGATCGTCGTGTACGTGTCCGGATCCAGCGCCTTGTTCAGCGTGTCGAACGCCGGAACAAGGATCTTGGCGGATAGCGCGCCGATCCGGCGCACCGTCTGATCCCAGGAATTCGCCAAGCGATCGAGAGAGGCCTGCGCGTCGTCGGTCAACCGAGACAGGTCCTTGGCGGTTTCGCCGGCGGCGTTGTCCAATTCGCTTTCAAAACCCTTCAGGCGCCCGCGTTCCTGCAGCATGGCGTTGACCGCACGCCGCATTTCCTTATCCGGGATCAGTTGCGGCAGTTTCGACAGATCGCCTTTGGTCGCCTCTTTCGCCAAATCAAGAAATACCTCGATCAGATCCTTGCCCTCGCGTCGCGCCTTCGCCAACGATGACCGAACGTCGATCCCGAATTTTTTGAACTTGTTCTGGACCGTGTCGACTTCCATTTTCTGGAACAGGTCGCCGAGCGCTGTCGCAGCCTGGCCGGCATCGCCGGTCTGCAAGCGAACCGTCTGCATCATCGCGACCAGACGGATTAGACCTTCCTCGCCCTTCATGCCGAGATTGGCGAATTGCGGAACCAGGCCCGGCAGATGCTGAGCCATGTCCTTCAATTCGAATTTGCCCAGCTTGCCGCCCTTGATCATGATGTCGAAGGCAAGCTGGGCCTGGTCCGCCGCAAAGCCCAGATTGTCGCCGACGGCAATGATCGTGGTGGCCAGGTCCGCCGCCCGGGAATCGGAGGCCTGCGCGGCAACGCTCGTTGCCTCAAGCAGTTTCAAAGCTTCCTCGACCGTCTTGCCAGCCTCAAGCAGGGACGCAAAGCCTTCCTTGACGTTGGCGATCGGCAACGCCGCGACGTCGGCCACCTCCTCGATCCGCTTTTTGACGACACCGATCTGATCGTCGGTTGCCTCGCCCGTAATCACCAGACGCTGCAATTCCCGCTCAAACGACGCAAATCGTTTGGTCGCGACATTCATTCCGGCCGTAATGGCGGCGGGCGCCAGGAACGTCGTCGCCCGGGCGGCGACACCCATGAACCCGCGGTCAAGCCGTCGAACCGACCGGTTCATGGCGCCGGCCTGACGGTTGAACGCCCCGGCTTGCCGGACCATGCGGTCGAACCGTTTCGACAGGCCTTTAAAGACCGTGCCGGTATCGTCGAACGCTTTGAGACGTAACCTGGCTTCGACTTCGCGCGTGCTCATTCGTGCACCTTCAGGTCAGGAATCGGACTGGGCTTCGGACCAGTCCGCGAAGTCCGCCGCATAGAATTCAATTTCGGCAAAGGTCAGGTCCCGGAGATCTGACGGTCGCCATCCGAATCGCCAGAGGAGTCCGCTTGCGTAGCGTTGGAAATTCGGGCTTCTGTAAAAAAATCGAGGATCGTATCCTCAATCAAAAGCGTGTCCGCAAGGTCAGCGATCTGGACATGGTCGGAGCGTTCAAACAGTCGATCAACATAGGCGTTGATGCATTCGGTCGAGACCTGCAGAACGCGATTCCCGTCCCCATAAACCCATTGTTGCGGCTTGCCCTCGGCAACGTAGTCAGGAAATCGCGGCGCGCGATACCGCAACGTGCTGAACTTACCGTCGCCGAACGGATAGGATTTCGACAACGTCAGTGTGAGCGGGTAATCCGTCGACATGCTCTACGCCTTCCGGAACTGGCGACCGACGAAGGCCAGGCCCGACACCTCGCCATTGTTCCGGTTGACCCGCGGCTTGCCCTCGAAATGACCGCCGGTCATCGTATAGACCGTCCCGGTATAGTCTTCGGTCATCGTGCAATCGATTTCCGTCGCCCGCAGGATTGCATCCCAATCGACCGCCGCGCCATCCTCGAACGTGCATTCAAGCCGATAGGGCATGAGACCCACGACCTTCGCCAGCGAGCCGTTCTGATTGACGACGGTCGTGTTTTCCGTATTGGTCGGATCAATCGTCGTTTCCCCGCGCATTGTAAGCGGGTTACCGCCGGCATAACGGAACCGAAATTCACCGCCGAATTCTGACATGGCCTAGTCTCCTGATCTGGTTCGAAACGTTTGTGCCGGCCGTCAGGCCAGGCCGTTCGCTTCGGTGAATTGGGAATGCAGCCGGGCATTGCCGGCCATGACGTCAAGTGCATTGACCCGATCGAGATCTGCCATGATATCGACCCGATTGTGATTTTCCGGGTTGCGCTGAACGATGAACCTGGCGTTTTCCAAGACGCCCGGCATCGTATCGGCAACCCGGTACATGGTCCCCTCGATATCCTTCGGCGTGGAAATCGCGCCGAGATCGGTCGGATTGGAATCGGCAAGCGCCTTCTGGCCATGTTCGCTTGCAAGGAACGACCGGAACCGGCGCAGCGCGTACATCATCTGCCCCATGGACTGGATGTCGCGGAACGTTGAATCCGGCAGGCCCTGCGGGTCGAGCCGGAACATGGTCACAAGCTTGTCGACCGCCACCTGACCGGACGCCGTCACATGCCAGGTCGCGATCCCGGATTTGTTGAACGCGTTACGGGTGGGGTAGTCGGAGTTTTTCGACGGATCCCGCGGCGGCCGCAATCCCTTGACGATCAACCCCGTCTGGTTCCTCGACACATTGCCGAGTGCGCCATCCACGAGCCACGGCACGACCCTGGACAGCAGGCCCGCATCCCAACGCCAGGGCGGTGTCGGCGTTCCGCCTGTACCGTTCGGATAGAAAATACCGGTCTTGTGCCGGTCGTTCTCCCCAAGACCGATCGTCGTCACTTCGGACGTGGTCCCACCGATCGACATGCCAACATGGCCATAGATCTGTTGCAAATAGGACCATTGACCGGAAACGTCATCCATCGCATCGCGATAGCGGCCGCGATTGGTCGCATCTGAAAACGTCCAGGACTGCCAATCAAACGGATTGTCGCCAAGGGCGGCAAGGCCCGCGGAACAATCCGGATCGCCGGCGCCCGCGGTGTCGACGGCCAAGGTCACTTTGCCGGCAAGCACGTTGCCGGTCGGCGGCAGGTAAAAGTCCAGATCATTGAAGATCGCCCCCTTGTGCCGGGCGGTGATCGTGACGACCCCAAGAGCCGCCGCCGCGGTGACCTGCAGGGATGTCCCGGAGAGTTCGTCGTAGTACCCATTGATCGCCGTAGCCAGGGCGGTTGCCACATCCCCAACCGCGTCGCCGTCCGCTACCGTCACCGAAACCGGGTCGCCGCCGATTTCCAGGATGCCGACACCTGCATCCGGCACACTGTCGACGGTCGCCGTCCACACCGCCGCGGTGCCGACATCGTCGATCGCCATGACCCAGATTTCCTGCGCCGGTGCATTTAGCCGGGCAATCCGGAACTTGTCCTCGAGCATCGACCCGACGCCGGCAATCTCCCGCACTTCATTGTGGCTGGATACCGCCGTCGGCGTGTTCAAGGGGATCGTCGCGCCGGTATTCTTGAATCCGACGATCAGTTCCCGCGCCGGCGACTCGAACGTGCCGCCGGACGTCAGCTCAAACGTCAGAAGCGGCGCGACCAGGCCGCTGCCGGGGATGTTTTCAAAGCCTACGCCGCTCATGATTTCGCTCCTTTGGCTGGTTTCCGGGCGCCGGCATCACCAGCGCTGGAATCGTCATTCGTTGAATTGTCCGCTGTATTTGCCGCTGATGCGGCCTCAACGGCGGCTTGTTTGGCTTCGCGCGCCAGCGCGTCTTCCGCCGCTTTCGGGTCCGGGTGCCGCAGGATCGAACCGTCGTTCAGAGCGGCCCGATAGAACGGTTTTTCGACATCGACGACGCGTCCGTGTTCGGATTGCGGAAATAGATGATAGCCACGATCTGGCATCGGCAATGTGTGCTCCAGATTGGCCAACACGCATCGGACAAGTTTCGCCATGGGTCAGGTCTCCGTTGGATCGACACGAGCCTGCAGCTCGCCGTCTTCAGGTGTGGCCGGCGCCGGCTTGCCGACATTGGCGCCGAAACGAATATCGGTGATCGGCGCGCGCGTAATTTCGTCAACCGCGGCCGCAAACTGATCGAGATATGTCCGCCCGTCCGAACCTTCCGGCAGCATCTGGCGAACCTCCTCAACTTTGCCCGGGATCCCGCCGGCATCGTCTCTCAGGCGATCGTCGCACTCACAGGTGATGATCATTTCATGTTGCGCGATCGCCAGTTGCAGCCCGGGATCGAAAAAGCCGCGCGTCACGATCTTTGGAACTTTCTTCGCCAGATGCCGAAACGCCGCGCCCTGTTCGCCGACAAGCAACAGATGGCGGATCTGCCACCCCAGAAATTCCAGTTTGGCTTCCGCCTGCGGCGATGAATGCGCCGCCATCACACTGGCCACGCCGTCACCGTTATCCAGGACGGCCATCGTCAGGATCACATGCAGATCGATAATCCAATCCGCCGCGGCGGATCCTTGCGACCGCCCCCGCTCCGATCCGTCGCGCTGCGGCGAATAAATCGAAACCGTCGGCAACTCCTCGCCCTCATCGCCCAGATCGTCCGCAAAGGCGCCGCGGTCAACGAAGACGCGCGCCTGTGCGATTGTCGGGAAGCCATTGCCGGCCAGATAAGCCGAATAGGGCGCCAGGGCTTCGCGGGCGGCATGGCGCAGTACGGTTGCAGCGATGGTTGTCATTTCGCTCGGTTCAACGTCAGCGCCACATGTCCCCTGCCGTCCGGCATGGTCGTGGCGACCGTGAATTTTTCACCGGTCTTGGTCCGGGTAATCCGATCGCCGTTTCTCAGCGCATGCGGCCATGCGGCGGAGAAGGCCGTGATCAAGAATTTGCCGGAGGACCGCTTTTGCTCGGTGTCGGGACGAACAGCCCGTCCCCCTCCGGAGGCCGACAATTCAGGGTCAGCATCGAACTGCCCCTTGAATGCAAATGCGCTACGGGCCGGGTCGGGTTCGGGATTTCCGTGCGCTGCATGGATCATCGGCGTGGCCACGAATTCATCATGGCCGAAAACGTCCGCGGCTTCCGCCGCCGCGGACGCGATTTCGTTGAAGAAGGTCATGGAAGACTAGTTCGAAGTCTTAAGTTCGACCAGGCACTCGGGTTGCTTGCACACAGCCAACCGGTTCGATTGTGACTTCAACTCGTAACCCTCGCCGTGGTCGAGCTCCTTCACTGAAATATAGACCGTGTCCTGGTCCGGCTCCTCATTGATCATGTCAATGTGGTGCACGGGGGCCTCGAACGTACGCATCATCGACTGTGTGCCGGACGGATAGGCATGCCCGGTATTCTCGGCAACGTTCGCCTCGGTCGTGATGTTTCCGCTGGAATCTTTCACCGGCAAGCCGCCCTTGTACTCCCGAAAACGGACGTCGCCAAAATCAAACACGCGGCCCCAGGAACCGCCTAGCATTTGGCGATTCAACTCGCGATGCTCACTCGAGTTTTGAGCCTGCAACCAGAATTTTTCGACCTTCGCATGGGCAATCAGCTTGTTGAAAAACTTAGAATCGACAATCGACTCGACGCCGTTAGTTGTCTCTCCTTGCAGTTTGGTCATCGCATGGTCGATGGTTTCTTCGCACTTCTCGCGCACATCCGTACTTGCTGTGCCAAGCTTGAAATCCACCGACTTCTTCGTAATGTCGAAGGCGTCGAAAAGGTCGTAGAGTTCAGTCCCTTCACCGTCCTTGATCACCCCTTTCAACATTCCGATCCGAATGTATTCCAGCGTAATCGAGTGGTTTCTCCGAATCTCCATCAACTTACGTGCAAGCTCCCGGTCGATCGAGCGCGGCGTAACTGTACCGTTGACCACTTCCAGGAGCCCGTCCGCATCGTCGACGCGGATCGACTCCAGGTGCGGGAAATGCGGAATTTCAAGAATGATGTATCCCTCGGACTTACCTGGGCCCACGGTGCCCGGAGCGCCGCGTTCTCGTGCGGCGAGCACATAGAGTTTGCCATCTTTCAACTCTATCCGAACATAGCGCGTGGTTCTTGGCTCAATCGGCGCCAAGCCGAGTGCGTTGATCATACCGTAGGTGTTCGGGAGACGGTTCACTTCCTGAGTGAGGTCGACATTTGTGTAGGAAAAATCGAATTCAGGCATCTTACAGCCCTTTCATGGTCGCAAGGCGCGGACAACCGCACTGTTAAAGGATGGGTGGATTGGCTGGCCGAAGATCGCGAGCCCAAGCAAGTGCCGCGAGTGGCACGGCAACTTGCTTGGAACCTGTGGCCATGAGTGATAAAGGCCTCAGCGCACCAGAATGTTGCGCGCCTCGAGCTTGGCGAGAGCCGTTGCTTTCTGCGCCAGCGTGATACCCGACGGCCAGACGATTTCGCCCTGGAAAAGAAGCGCCGGGCCGCGGAGCAGACCAAGGCCGCCGGCTGCATCGGCGCCATCAGAAGCAACAATGTCCTTGAGCGCGATACCCCAGATCACTTCGGTACCGTCCGTCGCGCCCGGGGCCCAGGCGACCGCCTTTCCAACAATGCCCGAAAGTGAAACGGTGAACTTGTCACCGAGAGCAAAGTCGATCGCGCCGTCAGCGATAGTAAACTGGATATGCGTACCTGCATACGCCACGCCCACCGTTGCGTTTGCGAGCACAGAACCATCCGGCGCGGATACAGAAAACAGCCCGCCATCGGTCGGGACAACCGCCGACACCGTCACACGAAATATATCACCGGCAACAAAATCAGCGGCGCCGTCCGCGATCGTAAATTTAATCACATTGTCGAACAGCGTACCGACGACGCCTGTTCCGACAAGGGTTCCGTCCGGGTCCTCAACCTGAAACGTTCCGAGGTTCGACACGGGTTCAATGAATGTTACCGTATAGACCCCCGCTTTGACGCCTTCGGCTGTCTTCGTCATGTGCATTGTTCCAGCACCGTTTCCGGTATTGCCAGCATCAGCCGCAATCACGCCGTCGAAGTCGCCCCCGATACATTCAACGATGTAGTTGCCTTCCTGGGCGATTGCGCCAATCGGCGTGGTCACATCCATGAACAAAGTGCCATCGCCGGTATTGCCTGCATCGGCCGCCACGGCGGCTGCGCCGGCAGTGACGCTTTGGGCCAGCAATTCTCCCATTTTCACCACACGCTCCGCCCCTGAACCCGCGAGCAGCGTGAAACCAGAACGACAAAATTCGGCATTAAGTTCATACTTCAAAAGATCCGACGGCCGTTTCGGCGCCGTGCCCTTATAAATCTGCATGGTCATGGTGGATTCCTTTCTAGTGACCTGTCAGTCGTCGACGCAAAGCCGCGGACGCAGAAGCGCGCGAACAATCAACGTTGTTTTAGCCGTTCGGACTGCGCTGAAATCAAACGAGAAAGTCCGGAAGTTGGCTTGTCGCCACCCGCCGTCGCCTCACCAACGGGATCGCGGTCAGACGCTCGATCTTCAAGCGAAGCCGAAGGGGCTTCCGGCTTCTCCGGAGCCGCAGTAACATTCGCCGAGACGAACCCGATCACATCCTCGGCGCTCATTTGCGGCGATTTGGCAGCAAGTTCCATTGCAGCCGACATCTTTTTGGCGTTACCTGCGACACCTTCCGCGCCGACGATTGCGGCGAGCCGTTGCCGTTCAGAGTCGGCACCCGCCTTCTCTCCTTCAGCCCGAGCCGCGGAGACCGCCGTTTCGTGATCAGCCCTTGGAATGCCCGCATTCTGTTCGACGACGGGTGCGTCGGTGGATTCGCTCATGGATGATCTCCGATTTTGCGAGTTGAGGGTGCCCCTACCGGGGGCAGTGGAAAGTTCCGAAATAAGACCTTCAAAGCTTCCAAGGCGGTCAGCCATACCGGCTGCAACTGCCTTCGCGCCGGGGAGCATATCCCCCTGGCCAAACTTCTCATCGACTGTCGTCTCGGAGACGCCACGATTGCGCGCAACAGCGGACACAAAGATGTCGCCAAGATCGTCCACGACGCGTTGAATCCGTGCGCGTCCGTCTTCGGAATCCATATTCGGTCTCTTGCCCGGTGCGCGCCTGGAAATAAATTCCACTCGCCGGACACCACGGCTTTCGTCCCTGGCAGTCGTATCTGTCACTTCAAGCGCGACGCCGATCGAGCCCAGCAATGCGGTCGTATCGATCACAATTTCGGATGCCGCCGATGCAATCCAATAGGCACCAGACGCCCCCGTGCCGCCGATGTATGCGATGATCGGTTTTCGAGACCGTGCGGCGAATATTGCGTCCGCTAGTTCCGACACCCCATTAACTTCCCCGCCAGGGCTGTCGATATTCAAAATGATCGACTTGAACGACGGATCGTCGAGGGCCTTTTGGAGGTCGCGGCGCACCATGTCATAAGATGTGGCGCCACTTATATCTGTGAAGATGTTTGCCCGCCGAAACATCGGCCCGATAACCGGTATGATTGCTGTTTCCCCCCTGACGGTCAGCCGCTCGGCGGACGGAACGAAACGAGCTCGATATGCCTCCAAAGTTTCCGGTGAAACATCGTTTTCCCGCGCTGCAATCGTGAACAGTTCTTCAACTCTCTCCGGCAGCATCAACCATGGCGCTGACCGCGCGGCTTCCAAAACTCTCGTCATGGATATCACCCGAAGGTTATCGCACGCCTAGACGGACGTCCTGTCGTCTTGCGCGCGCATTCCAGTTTGAGGATCCTGATCCGCTGTTGCAGCGCCATCCGATCCGTTTGAGCGAATTCTTTGCGAACCGAAGAAACTTGGGTCCGCATCTCAATTTCGGACGTCCGCTCACCAGCAAGAAGGCGGTCGAGTGCCTCCTGAAGTTTTGGCCAAACAGCGCACGGGTCGCTCATATCGATACCGGTAAAGATTGACGTCATGCCGAGCCGCGCTCCTCGTCGTCATCCTCTTCCCGTTCAGCCCCGATAGTATTGCCCATCGTACTAGTCGACGGTTCATCCAAGCCTCTGGAAGTACGGCTCTCCCGTTCCCGGGAAAGCTGTTCGTGAACATCCTCGATGTCATCACCACGGTCGGCCGCGATCCGCTGCTGTGTCTTCACACCAAGGCGGTAGTAAATTTCATCGGCCTTGGCCGCCTTTATCTCGTCGGCAACAGGTTTCGGCGGTCCGCGCCATTCCGCGCGGGTCGCTGCGGCGCGATTACGCACGAAGCCGTCGATCCCTCCCGGAAACGATGTGAAGCCGCGGTCGATATCCTCTTCCAACCAGGCATCGTAGTCAGTCTGACGAAAGGGCACTGCAATATGTTGTCTGCGATAGAGTGTGATGGGCCAATTCTTGGCGATACCGTTCTGCAACGATGAATATGACGACCCGCGATAGTCCCCAGTCAAATCTTCAAAAAGGCAACCGAAACAACGCGCCACTTCGCGCAGGAGAAAATTGGCATGGGGCTCATAATTCGAGTTGGGATGTTTCGAACCCTGCAAATTCAGCCGCTCGCCAGCCATAAGGTGAGGGATTTTGCCATAGCTCCCCAGCCGGATGTCCACTTTCTTGTGCCACTTGGCCGTCTCCGCCATATAGTCCATGAACGGAGCCGAGGTGTCGTCCCCGCCAAGCGCCGCGAGCACTTCTTCAGTGGGATAGTCACTCTCTACAGTCGCTGCGAAGATTGCATGCAACAGCGCGGCATGCAGGGTCGAACCGGACAGCCGGTCGAAGTTTCGTAACGTGTTTAGCACCGGAGCGAATAATGTGATTCCACGATACTGTCCCGCCATGCCGTCGAAGACAAGATTGATGATCGTCCGGCCAAAACGATCGCGAGCCCGGAATTCCACGTCCCTCTTGATGCCGTGGCTGTCCGGCAACCGCAGTTTATAGGATTTCGGTGCACCATTGCCATCGAGCCTAACCCCCTGATGGAGCCGCTCATGCGGGTTTGTTTCTCGGCTCAGCCAGTGCGACGGCAAAAGCCTGACGCGTGTCGCTGTCTCTATACCCGGACGATTGATCATCACGATCTGAGTTAGCCCTTCGCCCGTGGCGAACCACTGTCTGAGATGTGCCGCCTCCATCTGACCTGCTGTGTATCGACCGCCCGCGTCGACCGCCCATTTGTTGCGGCATCGCGCTTCATAGCGCCTCTCCACACGACGGGCCCAGACTGAGGCTTCACTTGCGGTCCAGCCAAGTGCCTCGTAATCCGGCTGTGCATTAAGCTTCAATCCGGAACCGATGATCGTGGAAATTGCCGCATCCACGCCACCGGCGATCCATCCATTGTTCTGCAGCACCTCGATGGTTCGAGCCGCAGCCGGCGTCCAGGCCCGCCTTACGTCTTCGGAAATATCGCGCAGCGGCGGACCGCCAATCAGGAGGTCGCTTTTCTCCTCGATCGGCCCGCGCATATAACCTGCACGCGGAACCATCGACTGAACCGGCGGCAGAGACCGCGGCCGGGATATGTTTGCAATTGTTGACATGGCGTCAGGAATTCAAGCTCGCTGCAATCTCGGAGAGAGTCGGTCGTTTCCGCGCTTGCGCCGAAGTTTCAGGTTCGGCGGCGATCTGCTCGACCACACCGGACAAGAGGTCTACCTGTGGGGTCGAAAACCTCGCTCTTAGGCGGGCCCAGCCGTCAGCCGTAAGTCGAGATAGGCCGAGATGTTCCGCCATCGCCATCGCGTAAATTCGGGTATCAAGGAAGTGGTTATCACGCCGAATTTTTCGCCATTCTTCGACCAACCGGCCCCGCTTGATCTCGGTGTGGAAGTATTCCGCGGTCACCATCTTGAAGTAATCCTCGCCATGCCAGCGAGCGAAATGACAGTATCCCGGCGGATCCTCCGGTTCTCCCGCTGCGACACCGACCTTGTGCAGATTACCGTAGAGTTCGCCTTTCAGGGACCAGGTCCCCACTGGCCAAGTCTGCGCACCCTTAAACTTCTGTCGCTTACCCCTCCGGTTCACTGACCGCTTCTGCGGCAGTGAGATCGCCGGAACGCCGCGCCCAGGCATGCCCTTGACCGCGTACGTGTTCGGACGCCGGCGACACCATTCCAGCACCTGTGTTGTCCGGTTGCCGTCGCCAGCGTCGACCGCCAGTGCCTCGATCCGTCGGTCACCGTTTCCGAAGGCATCCGGGAACGACTGGCGATAGAGCTCATCCAGTCGCAACCAAGCACCGGCATTCGGGTCGTCAGTTGAACCGTCTATGATTTCCACGTGCACCGACCACGATTGCCGATCCTCCGCAAAAGCAACGAGTTCGACATAGATTTCATTGTGCCCAACATCAGCGCCACCGACAAAGATCAGGCCCTCGGCAGGGATCCGCCCCTCCGGATAGTCCTCACGCCGCTCCATCAGCCGCTGATGGTCGGGAGCGTTACCGCGCATCGCATATGGCAACGCAAGCACTAGATTCGAAAAATCCTTCTCGCCAGCCTCGCCTTTACCTTCCGATGCCAGGAAATCTTCAGCAATTGCCTCATAAGACATCATCAGCGACATGAATGCATCAATATGAAACCCAGGATGCAGATCCGGGCCGCTTTCAGTCGCAACATACCGTCCGACTCGCACCATCGACACACGTTCCGTTTCACTGATCCGATGGCCATTCGGACACACCTGGCAGCTCCTGTGCGGATGGTCGCGATCAATTTCGAAACTCGACCGGGTCTGCACGAACTCCTCGTCACAATGCGGGCAACGCACCATCCAAACGCGCTGATCCGAGCGGATGTAACTGCGATCGATCCGACAATGCCCCGGCCCTTCACCAAGTTCGTCTCCACTGTCATATTCAGGTGTCGACAATCGGAAAATCTTGTAGGATTTCTGCCGGCGAAATGCAGTAAATCGCCCAAAGAACAGAGTTTCAGGATCCGCACCGTTCGGTAGCATCTGCCATTTCGAAAGTTCGTCCTGGACTCCGTAGCGTGCGGTTTTGGCCGACAGATCCATAACCGTGTTTGCGTTGGCAAGAATCAACACTCCACCCGGAAACTTTTTCTTGTGCGTCGACGATCCGCCTGATGCCCGGGTCGTCACCGGCAGAATAACTCTTTTGCCAGTTGCCTTCTGCCATTCGTCAATCATCGGCTGCAGTTTTTCGCCTGACATCTCCGCAAGTGCGTCCACACCGGGCACTCCGTACAGGATATTGTCTGGGGCGTGTTCCGCGAGATAGAGACACCAGGCCAACGCCAGGATTGATACCCCCGATTGCTGGCATTTCCGCGCAGTGATGAAATTCGCGGGATGACTCAGGTCAAGACATTCTGCGATCGCCGGTAAGTACGGCGCGTCCTCAATCGACCAGAATTCGCCTTTTTTCGGTCCGTCGACCAGAACGATGTTTTTTTGAAGCCAGTCGACAAAACGAGGCCGCGGCCTTGGGCGGATCCCCTCCGACAATGTTGCTCCGACCAGGCGCAACGCTCCGACGTGCGTATTCATGCGTCGACGTCCTCGATAAGAGAATCCGTTTCCGGAGCGGCGTCAGCAATTGTCGCCAGTATGTCTGCGATATCGGTATTCATGTTTTTCGCAGATTCCCTCAGCAGCACCCGGAGCCCATGGGCACCCTCCTTCGAAACCGCAAGGGCGCCTTCATCGGCTACGTTCGCGATCCGATCGACGCGCGCTTGAATTTCACTGGCGCACCGCTCAAGAGCAATCACCAGCATGTCCTTGCGAACGAGGTTACCGAGTTGCTCCTGCCGTTCCAGCTTCAACCGGTCGACCTTCAGCCACTCCGATTGACGCCGCGCCTCATCGAAGGAATCCGATGCAGCCGCCGGCTGCTTCCGCTGGGTTTTGGCTGGATTGACATACTGTCCACGGTGATGTTCGAAATGTGCCAACGAGATTGTTTTGACACGGCCACGGGTATCCCGTTCAACCGGAAGATCCGGCATGGCCTTAACCGCTTTCGATATCGCCTGGACGGACACCCCTTCGCGTTCAGCGATCTCCTTCAGCGTCACCATCACGTGAGGTTCGTCTGTCAACCGCTAGGCCTCTTTCTGTAAACCCTGTCAACCCAATCTCAGAGTTTGATTTACTGCACAAATCTCGGGGTCCCCCGGCCCCGCGCGGCCCAATGGGGCCGGTACGGTCCCTACGGTGTTGCAGAGATGCAACACAGCGTCGGAACGGCCGAAAACCGCAGAAAACCGCGTCATTTCGGCAACAGGCGTAGGGTTTCGTGCAAAAGGCGTGGCGCCAGGTGGATGTTTCCGACTTCAGCCAGGACGTCGGCGAAAACATCCGGATGATTTCCGATATCGCTTGCCGGGTTCGGGCCGAACAGCTCCTGGATCGGCGTGCGGCGCGACGTCTTGCGCTTGAACGCGCCCTCGTGGCCGCTGGCCATGGTGGCTATGAAGCCGCCGGCGATCGTTCCGCGCCCTCGAACCGACACACCCTTGGTGTTTTGCCTCGCGCCCATCTTGATCAGCGGAACCCAGCCCGACCGGACAACGTGTTCCAGCGTGTCGGACCCGGTGTTGAGCATGGTGTAGACTTCGCGGATGTGCTTCTGGGCAAGTTTGATCCGCTGTGACGACCGCTTGACGACGCGGGTGCGGACCATGGAGTTCATGCGGCGCATGGTGCGGCCGAAGGCCTTGGCCCGCATTTCCATCGGCAGACGCGCGAAGGCGCGCCCCAGCCGGTCATACTCGGCAGCGTCTACGTGAAGCATTGATGTCTCGGAATATCCCCGGTCAAAACAGTCAGATCTGACTGGTTTGAATCAAAACGCCCGCCGGGGTTAGCCGTCGGGCGCACTGGTTGAGATTGACGATTTGAATACACCCCCTCTAATACACTGTCAACAGCAAATAGAAGGCCATAGAAACGCATCCCGAAATTTTATCTTTTTTTGTGTTCTTCGTTGAGTTCGACGTCTGACGGCATTTTCTCGGCCACACGGCGCAATGTAGAGCGCAAGGTCCGGCCGCATAGCTGTTTGGTGGCCGCGCGCGCGGTTCCGCGCTCGATCGCGTCCGGATCGTCTTCCAGGATGATCGCGGCCGATCCGACGGTCTGGAAATGGACGGCGACGCGAATCAGGATGATGAACGCTTCCTCGCCAACCAGTTCGGCTATCTCGCCAAGCATGGCGCCGGCCTCGGCATGGGCGTCCATCGAACTGACGATGATCCAGTCCCGATCAGCACGGCAGGACGTGTCGACCCGTTCGCCAAGCAAGGGCGAGGCGTTCGATCCGACATGGCTTGCCGCCGACGCCAGGGCGCGGATCCACCCGGCCGCCCGCACCTGGTCCTTGTTGAGGACCGTCCGCTTGCCGGATTTCTGCATGGCCAATTGCGTGATCGGGTCGACGCCCGACCGGCCCGCCATTCCGGATGCCGGACAGGCCGCCGCCATAAGGCCGATCGCGCGCGACCGCCTATGATCGGCAAGGACCTTCCGCCGGGTGAAGTCATCACCGCCCGTTTCCGGGCTTTGATAGATGCTCTGATATGCCATGTTTCCCATTTCCGCCTGCTAGAACCGCCGATGTCCAACCTGTCCAACCTTGTCCAACCTTGAAAATCAAAGGTAGGACACATATTCCTCAACGCTTTCAAACGCTTGCAACCAAAGTCCAACCTGTCCGACCTTTCAGCGCCAAAACGAACAGGGCTGGAGGGGTCAATCGCCTTTCGCGCCCGCGTGCGCACGGACCACCCGAAAAAGGTTGGACAGGTTGGACAGGTAGGCCAAACCTTTGAAACCAAACGCTTTAATCCCGTCCAACCTCTTATCACCTGTCCAACCTAGGTAGGACAAAACGTCAAAAATCCGCGTCCTCCCCTTCTTCCTTGAGCCATGGTTCGTCGTCGTCTGGCCAATCGACCGGTTGTCCCAATGCCGCTTCAAACGCGTCCCTGCAGGCTTGCAGCGACGGGAAACCGTAAAAGCCCTTGCGGGTGTTGGTTTCGGTATCGATGCGCTTCAGATTGGTTCTGACGGCGGGTATCAGTCGTTTCAGCCCTATCCCGAACGCGGTCTGATCCTGCCGGCGCTTGATGCCGATACGGTCGGATTCATCCAGATACTGATTGAAAAGGGCTTCCTTCTTTATCTCGCCATCGGGTGGCCAGCCGCTGATCTTGCTGGACAGATACCCTTCATAAAGGCGGAGAAACAAAAACGACTCGATCGGATTGAATGACCGGATCTTCTGCTCCAAGAGACTTTTGGTCTTCGGCGCCAGGCGCAGATTTACCTTCGACAAATCGAAGGCGAGCAGATCGGCAAGCAGGGCTTCACGCCCGCCATTGTTCAATTCCTCATACATTTCATCGAAATACTCGAAGCTCTCGACCGCGTTCGGCGCGATATCGAGGACGCAATAACGACGTTCGTCTTTGCCGGCTGGAACAACCCAGTCTTCGTTCGACGTCATCATGATCCGATTGTAAGAGGTCAGGCGAAACGGATCGATGCCCTTGGATTCGATCATCTGGGTTTTTGCGGTGATCAGGCCCTTCAGTTTGCCTTCCGCGACCTTGTCGCCGGCCCAGACTGCTTCCTCCGCCTGAAGCAACAGACAGGACGCCATGTGTGCGTTGAAGTTGCCAGTGACATAGCGCGGCTCATCGACCAGGAAATAGTGTGCCTCGAACAACGACCCCATGACGTCGCCGACGGTGGTCTTGCCGGCGCCCTGCTTGCCGCGGATCACGATCGCGGTGCCCATCTTTTCCCGCGGCCGCTGCACCATCTGGGCGAACCAGGCGAACACCCATTCGAACAACCGTTCATCGCCGCTGCAGAAATTGGTCAGCATGTGGTCGCGAAACACACCGTAAGAGCCGGCGCCGGCGTCCGGCGCAGTGGAATAGCCCTGCCATAGATTGAGGTAACCGGACGTGTTGGCCGCACCATCCGGGTTCGGAAAAAACTCGATCCCGTCATAGGTCCGGCGACCGCGATCCGAAATCCATCGCGTGGCCCAGCTCACGCGCTTGATCTTGCCGTCGGCAGCACGGACTTCCGTCGGCCGGTTGGCCATCCAGGTCCCGAACGCCTGTGTCGTCAGAATGCGGATCCGATCCTCGACCGGCGCATCCGGCTTTTCTCGGATGATGGCGGCCTTGGAACCGATCAAAACCAAGGCCCATTCCTGGTTGAGTTTATCAACGGAGTAGCCGAACGAATTCGGCAAACCTCCCCCTTCGTCCCTGCTCTCTCTGCCGTCAAAATCGTCATCGTCCAGAGGACTTGCCGAGGCGATCGCCGCATTTATCCTGTCGTCATTGGGATTATTCGCCACGCGCGACCTCCTCGATCGGAGCCGCTTCGCGGCACTCTGCCATTGGCCCAGGCTGCGCCGCGGGCGCAGCGGCTTCGGCCGGCGTGCCCAACCGTCGGACGTCGTTGAAATCAACGCCGTCGCCCGGATGCGCCGCCTTTATGATCCGCCCCGGCACCGCCCAGCGGCGCGCGGCGCGGCGGTGCACGCATTCGCAGGTGAACGGGTCGGAATCCCCGTCCATCAACGTGATGACCTCCTCGACTGTTTCCGGGATCGACAAGGCGCGTTCGTCGGAAAAGTCCGGACCAGGTCCGGGCACTTTCGCGATTCGGCCGGCCTTGGTTTTCAGGGTCGGATGCGGGACCGTTTCAGCCGCCTTGCCGCCCAGATGCTGCAGGCTGATCGATGTCCAATAATCCGTCTGCAGGACGGTTTCACGGCGGTACTTCGCCCCCCGCGCCAGCTCTGCCCGCAAAACCGAAATGACGTTTTCAAAGCCTTCCCCGATTACCAGCCGCTTCGGCTGGTTACGCAGAACCAGGCGGATCGCTCCGCAGCGTTTCGATCCCCGGATCTTTTTCGACGGCAGGACTTCGCCACTGTCCGGGCAAACGATATGCAGCTTCTTCCCCGGCCGGTCCGGGTCGATATAGGTGATGTGCACACCTAAAAAATGGCCGGTCGCTCCGGTGATCGGCAACAGCATGGCTGGGCCGGTATGGAGGATGTAGGGTTCGTCTTCGTCCGTTGTTTCGTTCTTGCGTGTGTGCCAGTAGGGCAGTTCCGGCGCGCACCGGATCAGTATTTCAGACGGCAGCGGCCAGACCTCGCGCGCAAACAGGTAGCGTTCAATCGCGGATCGGCGGATTGGTTCCCCACCCCTCCATATGCCATAGGCCTTTTTGCGCTCGCTCTCCCGATACCAATTCTCCTTCTGCTCCGCCCGTTCCCTGGCCGCTTCGGCCTCGCGTCGCCGGCGGTCCAGTTCTTCGGGCGGGATCGGCGCCAGGCCGCCATCGGCCAAGCCCGCTTCGCCGGCCAAGCGCTGGACGGCCTCACGAAAGCTGATTCCCTCGGTCTCACTGACAAACCGGAAAATGTCGCCCGTCGCGCCACACCCGAAGCAATGATAGGACCCGCGCCGGTCGCGGACATGAAAGCTCGGCGTCTTTTCGGCATGGAACGGACAACAGGCCCAATATTCCCGCTTCCCCGGTTTCGATTTCTTCGCGTCCCAGGTCACAAGCCGGCCGGCAATGTCGGATATGTTCAGCTTGTTGCGGATATCGTCGAGAACGTGCGGCGGATAGAGCATCAGGCGACCCTCCGCAAATCGACGACGCGCGGATCGACCGGGTTGATCGGAAACCGCTCGCGCAGCATGGCTTCCGACACGCCATCCGGCTGGTCCAGCTTCGCCAGCCAGCCGATCGCCTGCGCATGGTCGATATCCAACATGTGCGCCATCAGCGATATGGAATCGTCACCGCGGGCATTGCAGATCGGGCACTTCCACCGGTCCTGACCGGTATGGATGGCGAAGGCCTCCCGGGCCCGGCATTTCGGGCAGATGCCGGTTCGAACGACATCGCCCGATACGACCCAATGTTCGCTTTCGGCAACCGCGAGGCAGGTCCTGACCACGGCCGCGGCAATCCAGCTTTCGGTGTCCATATCAAACATTGGCAACCTCCCGCATCGGCGCCCCCTCCCCCGGATCCATCAAATCGAACAGGCTCGGCGTCTCGATCTCCGCTTCGGCCGCGGTGAGATAGTGAACGCCGTCGCGGAAATAGCCCTCGTGCAGCTCGCAGCCGAGGCCGATCCGCCCCTTCAGGACGGCGCGCAGCGGCACGGTCATCAATCCGGCGAACGGGTCGTAGACGGTCTCTCCGGGCATCGAAAAGCGTTCGATCAGCCGGTCGACGATGTCGAACTGAAGCGGGCAGATGTGCATCTCGACATTGCGCCGGACCTGGTCGCCGTTCAGCGTCTTCATGCGCGCCACGTCGTGCCAGACGTCAGGATGCGCCGATGCCGGCGCAAGCGCCATGAACGTCTTCGGCAGGCGGTCGCCCAGTTCCTCGCCCAGCCGCACGAGATAATCGTGGTCGTAGATTTCAGCCAGACTGAACCGTTTAACGATCGCGGTGATATCGGACATGCCGAGCGTCTTGAGCCGTTCGGCGAATTCCGCCGGCGGCACGAGCCGATCCCCGGCCGATCGCCAATAGGCATGCGCATCGATCTGCCATCGCGCCAGGGAATAGTCCTGTTTGTCGCGTACGACCGGAACGTCGGCATAGCCGCGGCCCCGATCGCTCTGCGGCTTGCGGAACAAAAGCACATATTCCGGACAGCCGACCCCGGCTTTCGATCCGTCCTTGCACATTTCGGAATAGCCCAGCCGGTATGTCTGATTGTTCTCTCGCACCACGTCGGTCACGATCGTGATCATGCCGGCATAGTCGAACTCGTGGCGACGGCCGTGCAGGATCGCTTCGGCATGGAATGGCGATATGGTCGGCGCGCCGGCGCCCGTGACGGCGCCGAACAAAACCCGGTCCTTGACGTGAATGCAGGCGAGCCGACCGGGATTGAGGATCCGCAAGAGTTCCGGCGTCAGGAAGTCCATCTGGCGCCAGAAATGATCGTTGTCGTCGGTGTGCCCGAAATCGTTGTAGGAATCGGTATATTCATAGTGATTGGAAAACGGGATCGAGGTCACGACCAGGTCGACGCTGTCGGGATCCATGCGCGCGGTTTCGTCGACGCAATCATTGTTGACCGCGCGGAACCGATTGCCGGCGACTGCCTTTCGCTCCACCCCGATCGACCGGCCGGTGACTTCCGCAACCGGCAACCGGCCCAGCCCGTACCGGCGGATGATCGCGGTCATGCGCGCCATCATCGCGTCATGTTCGGCCCATTTGGTTTCCAGGTTCCGGCGGACCTCGCGTTCGGCTTCGGAATGGATGATGTCGAGTCTGCAGGGCCGGGTCTGGCCGAACCGGACGGTGCGGTGGACCGCCTGGATGAAATCATGGAACTTGAAGCCGATGCCAAGAAACACCGACCACGCACAATGGCGCTGAAAATTGCAGCCGACGCCGGACATTTCCGGCTTCGTCGCCAGTTCGGCAAAGCGTCCATATTTGAAGTCGACGGCGTTTCGTTCGTTGACGGCCTGGTCCTGCGCCCCGTAGATCGCGCGGGCATCCGGCACGGCTTCGGCGATCGCCTCGCGCTCGGCTTCAAGATCGTGCCAGATGATCCGGTGCGCGTCAGGACCCTCGGCACGGATTTCCATAAGCTTCCGGACCCGGGCGGCAAGGCTCGACCGTTTTTCCGCCGCGGCCTGCGAAACCCCGAGCGCGGCATTGCGAAACAACCGCCCCTGCCCGTCCCGATCCGCCCCGGCCGTGGAATGGTCGCTCGGCACTTCGTGCCAGTTCACCGTCACAGCCGGCAGTTCATATCCATCGTCGCTGAACCCGAGGTCCGACGGCTTCTGCAGAAAGATCGCCCAGGAATGCACCCAAAGCCAGAATTCATCTTCCTTGTGCGGATAAAGCTGAAGGTCGCCGGCCTTTTTGGAATTACGCTGGAAAAACCGTGTCAATGCCTGGCCGGTATCCATCACGCCCAGAAAGCCGGCATAATGGATCAGTTCCTTGATCCGGTTCGGCGACGGCGTCGCGGTCGCGACGAAACGATAGGGCACGCCCTCGAACAGGGGCAGGAATTCCTGATAGGTCTTCGATCCGAACGACCGCAGCACCGCCGCCTCATCGAGACTCGCCGCGTTGAACAGGCCGGGATCCAGCCGGCCGTCGCGCACGCTTTCATAGTTCGTCAGATAAAGCCCGTCGCCGTCGATTTCGGCGTCGCGCCGAATGAACCGCGGCGTGACGGCAAATTGGTCCCGGAACCGCTCATCGGTTTCCGCCATGAATTCGTGCGTTACGCCAAGCGGAGCGACAATAAGCTGCCGGCCGCCGTGACACCGGGCGACATGGCGCATGATTTCAAGCTGGATCGAGGTCTTGTGCAGTCCGAAGGCCGCAAAGATCGCACGGCAGCCGCCCGAAAGCGCCCATGGAACGATCGCCCGACAGTGCGGCGCCAGGTTCGGATTGACGTCGGCCGGATCAATGTGGAAACCAGTCGGTTCGGCCAAAGTCATTTTGGCTTCGAGGAAGTCGCGATAGTTCATGGTGCCCCCGTATCCGAAAGCGCCTCTTGCTGATCTCGCGCCTCATCGCGGCATGCGGCGCACTGCTCGAATTCGCCGCTTCCATGCCGACACCGCACCACTAGGTCCCGAACGAAGACTGTCTTTTGCTCCGCGCGATCGTCCGCCGTCGGGACGAAGGTTCGGAGGTTGCGTAACAGTTTCATCAGATGCGGGGAAAGGATGGGCAGCCCGGCCGCTTCCGCGTCGATCTGGGCAAACATGCAGTCGCCGCACAGCAACACGCCGTCGTCGTCGCCGCATCTGGGACATTTGGGTTCGTTCATGGCCAGCACTCCGGGGCCACGGGCAGAACAAACAAACACCCGCGGGACCAATCGCCATCCCGCATGGTTGCCGGCGTAAGAGGTGCGCCAGCGCAAGGATCTTTCAAAAACTCGGCAAATGCCGCATCCTCGAGACTAATCATTTCACTGGCGGGACATTTGGTCCCAATCCACGGCACGATCACATGCGGCACACCTGCGGGACCGCGATAGGAGACGACCAAAAACGCGGAACAGAACTGGCAGAAGTGCGAAAGGACTTCGGTCTCGCTTAAGCCAGATCCGTCGTAGTAGGCCTTGTGCCAGGAATCGATACCGGGTCGATGGCAGTGCGGGCAGTTCCATCGGGTGTGAGAATCGTGGGTCATGGTTCGCTCCGCTCCTCTCGCTCCGTGTCAATGCACGCTGGATTTCGTGAACGGCGCACCCGAACCCGGACCATGCACGGACGAATCTTCTCCGCCCTGCGCCTGTGCGACCGCCTGCGCCGACAGCAAAAGATTGCGGACAATCGTGTCGACCAGATCCAAACCGAAGGGCGCGATCGCAAAGACAGCGCCGTCCTCATCAACAAGCTGAATGAACAGGCCCGAACATCCGCAGGTCGGGTCGGTGCAGCTCGCAATCGAAAACTGCGATGCCACCCTGATCCCCCGGCGCCCCGCTTCCTCGCGCGATATGGTCATGGTCTGTCTCCCGTGGTTTGGCCCCGAACAGCGATCCCAACCGCAAGATTGCGGACCCAGATCGGTTCATTCGAAAGCATGAAGGTTTCGCCGGACCAGGCGAGAAGCAGGGTCTGGCCCATCGTGTCGGCGATGGCCTTGGCCGCAGGCGGCGGCACGGCGTTGCCGATGCGCTCGCGCCAGGCGGAATCCGACAGGCCGTCCAGCTCAAGCACCTCGTGCGGATCGACCAGGCCCTGCAGGGCGGCCAACTCCAACGTCGTGAACGGCCGGTGCCAGGTTCCGTCCAGCGCGCGAATGACCGCGAACAGGCGGTCGTTCGGTGCCGGAAGGGAGGACGCCGCGCCCTGGTCCGAACACGCGGCGACGCGCGGATCCGCGACCGACCATCGGCCATTGTCGTGTCTGGCGGATCCGGACACGGTCCCGCTTTCGGACTTCCAGTCAACAACGCCGTAATGGCCGCCGGTAAGATAGGCGTCGCGGCCGTCGCGAGCGAAATCCGGTCTGGGATCGGCGACCGACAGCGCGCCCGACTGGACGTGCTGCCCGCCCGTCACGGTTTTGGACGGCGCATCCCAGCCCTGAACCGACAGCTTGTTGTGAAAGGCGTTCGGCCGGTATCCGTTGCACCGCGGATCCGCGACCGACCCGCCGCCGGAATAAGGCGCGCGGCTTCCCGTGACGGTGCCGGCGTGGCTTTCCCAATCGGCGACGGCAAGCTTGTTGCGATGCGCCGAGGGCGACCAGTTGCAGCGCGGATCGGCGACACCCAGCCCGCCAGCCGACGGCATGCCGCCGCCGGTCACGGCCGGCGATGTCTCGCCATAGCCGACGACGCGAAACACATTGTTGAACCGGACCCCGCCAAGGCGCGGATCCGCCAGCGCAAACGCCCCCTGCCCGGTCGTCGAAGCGCCGATCACCGTCCCGGCCGGTTCGTCGATCCGCGTGACGCGGTATTTGCCCTTGCCGCCGAAGCCGGGCCCGGCGCGCGGGTCGGCGACGGAATGAGGCCCGCCGCCCGCCAGCATCTTCGACGTGACCACGCCCGACGGCCGGTCCCATGGGCGCACGCCCAGTTGAACGGATTTCGGGTGGCCATCCACACGCGGATCCGCAACCGAATAGGCTCCGGTCGTCGGCGTTCCGCGGCCGGAAACGACGCCGGTGGAATCGCCCCAGTCGTGGACGCCGAGATAGCCGCCATGGCGTTCGCCAACGATCGCGAAATCGCGCAGAAACCCGTCCTCGACCGCAAGGTCGTTGAGCGATCGCCAGTCCGAGCCGGCCTTGACGAAGGCCAGCCGCACCCATGTCTTCCATTGCAGGCTGGGCATGCGGTGCATGGGCAGGACCGGTTCCGGGCCCGGCACGGGCAGCGTGTCCAGGACGTCGCCGACGCCGAGCAGCGGCCGCTTCGGCGGCTCGTAGACAAACGGCGGGACCTTGTCCTGATGCCGCGCCACCAGAAGAAACCGCTTGCGGCTTTGCGCCAGGCCGCCCAATTCGCCGCAATCGTGCGTCGTCTCCGCCACCGCATAGCCGTATTGACGCAACAGGGCGATGATCCGGTCGAGCAGCGGCCGGCCGCGCGACGCGATCCGCGGCACATTTTCAAAGACGACTAGGTCGACGGGATCGTCTCTATAGGCCTCGAGCATCAACCAGACGCCGCGCAGGGTCAGCGCGTTCAGGGCCTGATATTTCGCCGTCTTCGACGAGGTTTCCGAAAGCAGCCCGGAAAAGCCCTTGCACGGCGCCGACAAAAACATGATATGCGGCCGCTCGTTTCCGAATGCCGCATGCAGGTCCGACGGAAGCCGCTCGCGCCAGTCCGGACCCGGCTCGCGGCCATGAAAATCGATATATTGCGCGCGCGAAAACAGATCCATGCAGGTGCCGGGCACGCCGGCCAGCCGGCCGAAATCGGCAATCGCCGCGGGGCTGAAGTCGATCCCGCCGAGACAGCGGAATTTCGCCTTCAGCGACCCGACCCGGGCTTCGCCTCGGTTGAAGCCGCGGGCCGCGGCGCCGAGGCCGCAGAACAGGTGCGCATGCCGGATTTCTCTTTCGGTCCCGGTCCGGCGTTCCGCCGTCCTCGCCTCTTGTGCCGCCCTCACCATGTGGACAGCTCGCTTTCGTCGACGTCGGCTTCGTCGAACATGTCCGAATCCGGCGCCGGCAAGGAATTCTGATAGTGCAGACGGTGCACCGGACGCGGATCGCCAAGGCTTGCGGCGACCGTGCGCGCGACGTCCTCGGTCGTCGGGCGCAGCGCAAAGATCGCCGATCCGCCGCGATATTCCGTCACGAAGTCCTCGCCGGACTCCCCGACCGGGATATCGATGCGCAAAAGGGCCGCGCCGAACCGGGTTTCCTCGCTGATCCGCCCGGCCCGCTTGATGCGGCCGAAGATTTCGACAATCGCCCATTCTTCGGGTTCACGGTTTTCATCGGTCATGGTGTCACCTCAAAAGTCAGCGTTTGTGGAATTGATCAGTGCGGCCGCAACGTCGTCGGGCACATCGAAGAACCCGAGGCGGCCCTTGCAGGGCATGAAATCCAGCTTGCGAACGTCGTCGAAAACGAAGCCATAGGGGCCGTAAAACCAGTCGGACGGATGTGCCGTCACGCAATCGGTGATGGTCCCGAAGCCGACCAGGCCGCCGGTGCGCGCCTGCAGGTCATAGGCGTTGCGGATCATCTGGCGCGGCGTTCCGGTCTGATCCGCGATCTGTGCAATGACGCCGTCGATACCGTCCTTCTGGACCGCCTGTCCGGCATGGATCAGGCACGGCCCGCGAAACGCGGTTTTCCATGTCCGGTTTTCGACCGGTTTGAAGCCGGCGGCGATCGCCCAGGCATAGGGTTGTTGGATCGACAAGGCTTTCATGACGCATCTCCCGTGTTTTCCGCCTCAACCACCCGCAAATCCGGGCCATGCTCGCGCTCGCGCTTGGCGTTGAGGACAATGCAGATTTCGGATTCCGGGATGCCAAGCGCGCCAGAAATGTCGGCCGCATCGAACCGGCGAGACTCCCAAAGGGTGATGGCGGCGGCGGCTTGCACGAGGGTCATGTTTGCCCCTCCGCTGCGTCCCTGGCCGGCTCGCAAAGCGACAAATGCGCATGCCACTGGGCAAGCAGTGCAGCGCTTGAAATCGTGTGGTGTTTGGCCTTTCTGATGTCACCGGACGCCGCGGCCTGCGCTGCCTTCTGGGACAAATAACCGAGCGTCCAGAACCAATCGAAAGGGGACTTTTCCGCGTCGCGGCTCGCACGTCCGCATGCGACCTGATGCGCAAACTCAAACACCACGCCGCGGCTGAAATCCTCGACCTCTGGCCGGTTGAGCATCGCTTCCAGTTCCAGAATGCGCGCTTTCGCTATCTTCAATTCCGTCCGCAGATGCATTTCCGCGGGCGACATCGTGTAGGTGCATTCCATGTTGCGCGCGTCGATCATGTCCGGCCTCCTTCGGATCCAGGCCCCGGTTCGCTGCCCGGGGCTGCGCCGCCTTCTCCGGCTTGATTCCCCCACACATCCCAGCCCGGCCGCTTGCCGCGCGCGAAGCCCTCGACCAGGGGCAGGCCCTGATAGACATGGGCGATATAGTCGTAGATCTGGTCGGGCTTTTCGGAGTGCTTACCGCGCCGGCAGTTCCAGACCGACGGATGGCGCTGGCCTTCGGGCGGGCAGCCGACCTTTTCGCCCTTGCGCCCGATCAAAAGCAGCTCATGGGTCTTGCGCCCCCAGTACCCGCTGCCGATCTGGTCCGGGTGATACCAGACCCAATGCGAGACGTAGCGATAGCCCCAGAAGGTCGGGCATTTGATCTGGCGATCGAGCAGCGGCATCGTCGCCCAAAGGAACAGAATGCTGTCGTCCAGCATCATGTCGGGGATCGGCATGGCCATGATTTCTTCCGGCGTTGCCGTCGGATAATGGTTGTCCGCCGATTTCAGCATGCCCTTTTCGGATCGGGCTTCCGTCTTCCAATGCGGATCGAAGGCGCCGACCGCATATTTCTTCTGTCCGATTTCCTCCAGGGCGCGCTCGGAATCCGCAGCAAGCCCGGCATGCAGCGCCGTTCGCTTAACCAGCTTGACATGGCTTTTGATGTCGTTGTGCGACATGCCGGGATGGATCACCTGATCCCGGATCAATTGTTGCGCGTCATCGGCCGGCAATCGCGCAACGTCGTACATGGTCGTCAGAGACGGCGGGAAAACAGTCAGATCTGACTGATTTGCAATCACGTCCGACGCGGCGATCTTCATGTATTTCCGCGCCATTTCCGGCGAAAATGGAAGGTCGGCTTCAATCATGGCGGTGAATTCGCCATGCCCCAGCTTGCTCTTGGCCGCGATCAGCGTCGCGCCGGCATCGACGATCGCCTGGACGGCCTTGCGGGCATGATTGCCGATAGCTCGAGCGAAGTCGGCGCGGGTCTCGAGATGCGCAAAGGATTGCACCTCGCGCCCCTCGCCTTCGATGATCAGTCCGCCACTCATGGCGTCACCGCCGGCGCATCCGCCCGTTGCGGCCACGATCCGCGCACCCGGTCCACCTTCCAGAACGACCCGTCAAACCGGCTGCCCGATCGCGCCGCGTGGACCTTCGCGCCGTGGATCACCGCCGAATTGTCGCGATTGACGATGCGCCCGACCTGCTCCGACGACAGTTTTGTTTCCGTCAACAGCCGAAAGCAAAGATGATGCCGCGGCGCGGTCAGGTAGTTCGACCGTCTCGGACTTTGAATCTCGGAAAGCGTCAGATTGTATTGATCCAGGACCTGACGGACGATAGCCCGGACCGGGATCGGGACACCGCCAGACTGGCGCACCAAGTAAATTCTGTAGGCCCGCAACGGCATTGGCAAGTGGTGCTGGATGTCGGCCCAGCGCAGCCGGCCGTTGACCAGGTTGACAATCGCAGCGCGATCCTTGGCGGCGGACGTTGCTTCAACCGTGTGCATCGCCCTACTCCTTGTCGCGGACATAAAGCCCGCTGGTCGGATATTTGACGGTGTAGACATTCGAAATCGCGACGCGCATGGCCATGGCCGGCGTGTCGCCGCCAAGCCGGATCCTGTTCGCCGCGGCGAGCATTTCCGCCGCGGTCTGCGCCCCAAGCGCCCGCGCGACCTTTTCGACCTGGGCCGATGGGTTGCGATGAAACAGAAAGGCCAGCGCCAGGATCATGTTTGCCCGCAGCACGCGGCGGACGTCCGGCCAGGCCTTGCGCAGGGCCTTCAGGGCCTTTGTGGTGTTGGCATAGCCATATTCGTTCAAGGCCCTGTGCACCGCGGCAATCGCCATGGTTTCGCGCGGCGCCGATGATCCAATCCCGCAATCGGCCGCTTCCAGAAGCCCGTTGATCCGAAGCGCGGTCGGGTCGCCGGCGGTCACAAGCGCATGATGCTTTTCAACCAGGGTCACCGCCCTGCGGTCGGAATTGATGCCGACAAAGGCCGCGGCTTCATCCTCGATCGACGCGAACGTGAAGATAACGGTCGGCGCGCCATAGACTTGCGGATGCCGGCGTGCGGCCTCGCGCCGGTGCTGCCCTTCGACCACGGCGAACCGGCCGCGCGGACGCCTGGCAAGGGTCAGCGAGCCGAACTTTTCCCAGCGGAAATCATCGACGATCGCCTGAACAAGCGCTTCGTTCAGCGGCCGCTGATAGAGCGGGTCGACATCGATCAGATCGACATTGACGAAGTCGGTTTGCGGCGGCGTACCGATCGAATTGCGAGACGTCATGGCGCAAACATCCTCCCGGCGCGGAACCCCGCGCCCGTTCAAGGCTTCAAAACGTTTCAAAAACAGCCGCCGGGTTCGGGCCCGGGCTCGAGGCCTCACCCCGTCCCGACGGCGTGCCCCGTTCGGGGCTTGTCTGCCGCTTAAGGCGGCAGATTCTTGATCCATTCATCGAGCGCCCGTTTCAGGCGCTTGACCGGCCAGGCCGGGACAAACCAGATTTTGAGAATGAGCCCCAGCAGGACCGACAGGCCCCGGGCCAGGTGTTCGACGACGAACAGGATCACGGTCAGGACGATATGCCTTTGTTTCATTCCCGCCATCCCATGATCTTTTGTGCTTTCAGATCTTCCATCCGGCGATCCAGTTCGGCGTTTTTCGCCGCGACCGCTTCGTCGTTCAGCCAGTCCGGACAATTGACCAGGGCGGCGGCCAAAAGCGGCGCGCGATAGACAATATAGAGGCGCACCATGTTGATGCCGCTCGGTTCGGACGGGTTCGCGGACAGCCAGCGTTCCACGGTTTTGACCGGCACCCCGGTCTGACCGGAGACACATTCGGCGGTTTTCAGCGGATGCCGGTCTGTCAGAAACCGGCGCAGGCCCTGCATATCCAGCGCGATCCCGCATGCATGAGGAATTTTCCCGCATCCATGCGGGTAAGTTCCCCCATACATGCGGGAAGCTGTCGTGCGACATTCGAGATCGTCGAACAAAAGGACCCCGCTCATGACAGCACACCATGACATACAGCACCGCTTTCGCCTTTCAGTCTTGCCGCTCTGGCTGCGGTGGCTCCTGCAAACGCCGGAACCCAGCCCATCAGGCCCGCCGGTCGGCGCGGTCTGTTGATCCGGGCGCAGCTCATGACTTTCCCCCCGCCGAAGCAAAAGCGGGCCGGACCTCATAGGCCCGGCCCAAGTCGGACGCAGACGCGTCCTGGGAGGAACGAAACAGGGTGGCTTGTTGACCGAAGGAACACGATGTCGCCAGGAGGCCCAGACCAAGGACTGTCACCAGCACGAAGGTCAGTGCCGTCGGGATTGTTGCGGTCGGAGCGGAGGGCTGGAATGGATGGCGGGTCATTCGGCGGCCTCCGAAATTGGTTTTTTAAGTTCCGGCAAATCAACGAAATCATTTGGCGTAACTTGACCGCCCGTCTCGACATAAATCTGCCGAAGCTGCGAACGGCGCGGCATGCGATGGCCGCGACGCCATTTCCAGACGGCCTCAACAGACACGGAAAAACGCTCCGCGAGGTTCGCGTTGCTCAAATTTTCCAAATCTTTCCATTCATCCAAGGTCATAAATCCAAAAATGTACATTTTGGGCGTTTCGTCAACCCATTTTTTGGGGTCGCCCGTTCCAATCCGATATGGGTGGCGACATCAGGAAGCAAAAAATGCACTATCTGGACATGAAAGAAACAGACAATAAGGCGACCCACCGGTTGCGCGAACTCCGGGAATCCCGCGGCTTTTCACAAGAAAAGGCGGGCGAGTTATTCGGCATGTCCACAAGCGGCTATCAAAAAATCGAACAGGGCAGCCGCGGCCTGAAGGCGAATGTGATCGCTAAAGCCTGCGAGATCTACGGTGTGGATGAAGGCGCCGTGCTCGGCAGCAGCAACCCGAGGCTGTACTCGGTTGTGTCGAATCCAACTAAAAATTTTGCGTTGCAATTAAATCGCGAACTGCTAACGTCCATAATTGTAAAGGTCGACGAGGTTAGGAAGTTGAGAAAAGTCGCCCTAGGCGGCAAAGAACCGGAACAATATGCGGAATTTGTTGCTGATCTTTACGAACTCGCAATGAGTAAAGGCGGCGATTTTGAGACGATTTCCTACTTCTTTGACTTGGCGTCGTATGAGGAAGACAAAAAATAACTGACGCGCACTTGCAAATGGCCAAGATATCAAGATTATATGGGGCGCGGCATGGATTATTCCCTAAGCGATGTGGAAAAGAGAATAGCAGAACGTTTCTCATCACCGAGTGAATGCTCTGTTTATGAAACCCTTGAGGCGATCAGCATAATCTGTATTTCCGCAGGGGAACAGCGGTTTCTGGACGATCATCTCCGGAATTTTTATGGTGTTGATGTTCAATTTTTACGCTCAAACCTACCCACTATTGAGCATGCTGCAAAAGAACTGATCATCCGCCTCTTGCTGAAGACGGAAACGGAAATTGCCGAAAACGATCTGTTCTCCGTTCGGGACGCTTTGATTTACGATCAGTTCGGCGTATCCTTCGTGGACCAGCTCAACATGGTTCAATTGGCCCGGTACATCGGAATGATGCGGGCCATCATTGCGCAGTACAAGGCACCATGACGCACAAATGCTATGATGAAGATATAGCAACGTTGTCCCGCGGGATGGCGGATCCGACCTTGTGTCGCGTTTATGAAGCCTTTCAACGAACCAATGGCGTTTTGACAAAAGCCAACGAATGGGCGTTGCCACACCTATCGATCACAACCGATGAAGTGAAGCCGGATGTGGTCCCGCCGATTATTGTCGTCGGATCAAAGACGTCGCAGCGGATGTGGTTTGGCCAAGAATGGTCGGATTGCCCCCTGACGCGGCATCAGTTCCCGTTGGATCTCGAGATGGAAATGGTTTCCGCGCCGGCTTATTGCAAGGCAGCCAGCGGAACCCCTTACTACGGGATTGCGGTCTTCGACACACGCCACTCACCGGGACTTAACAAATCCACAGGCCCACTGACCATAGACCGACTGGTGTTCCCTATCAGATTCAAGCAGAACGGACCTACCTTCTGCGCATATATGGGGTCCGTGCTAAGCCAAGCTTAGATATTTGTCGCGCCGAGTATTCGACGTAGGCGCGAGGCGAAGCGACCAACCAGTCATCTTCGTGGATGTGGTCTATTGGCGGCGCCTTTTTCCAATCGACACTGAACGGCTCTGCAAGGCGATAGCCCGCGCGCGAATGAAACCCTGCATAGACACCTTCAGTATGCATCAGGCCGTAGATCCAGTCATAGTTCCAATGAAGCAGAGCAATAAAGAACCCCATATGGACAAGCGCTTCAGAGAACCCGTCTCCCCGGTATTCCTCATGCACCCAGAAATCGCCGTGATAAGCAACCCGGCCGGTAATCTCGAACGCACCCAAACAATGTTGCTTGCCTAATTCGAATTCACTCGGATCCACCTGGTTCGCCGCTTTCCGTCGCTGCTGACTGTTCCAATGCTCCGCAAGCGTGCGCGCTTGAAGATCTTCGACCCGTGCGGCTTGTATCGACACGCACTTTTCGTCTTTGTCGTACAAACCGATCCAGAAAAAATTGGCTTCATGCAAATCAAATTGTCGCCCGTCAAAATCGTCGGTCAGCTCCTTACCGTCCAGGGCCGCGGCAGTCTCCTGCAACAGATCGCAATCAAAATGCAACTCATACGTCAGACCGCGACTGCGGATTTCCGTGTCGATCTGGGCGATCGCCAGGGCCGCCGAAAGCGAGTTGCGGTTACCGGTCATGTCAACATCCACAGGAATCCGCAGGCGTTCTAATACGTGCATGGTTAATTTTCCCCAAAACTAGCAAAGCCGAAATCGGCAAACCGAGCGCTACACAACCCCGTTTTCAGGGCGTCTCGGCACCTTTTCAGAACCTATACGTACAATTTGTACTTTACAATATGTCCATTTTGGCTTTATTTGGATCAATCTTGCTTCTGATCGCAAGCGGCCAAACCAGTCAGATCTGACTGTTTTCAAAAGGAGGAAAGCCATGAAACACACCGCCAACATGACGCCGATGGATCTGATCTGCTGCGGGCACTCTGTACCGGATCACCTTTTTTCAGACGCGCAACGCGCGGACATGACGGGCAGCCCCTACCGGGCACAAGACGCGGATGGTCGTTGGTACAGCACGACGTTGAACGACAAAGACCGCAAGTTTCGCCAGTCCTATTGGAAACCGGACACGGGACACCGAGCGGATTTCGTCGCGGGGCTCTGATGCCCCTTTGTCGGCACCAAGCGCGGCGGCCTAACCGCCGCCCTCTCCCGAAAGGAATCTGACATGCCTACGCTTTATCGGATCGGCGTCATCGGAACGAAAGGCGGCAACCGGCGCTATGTGTCGGGCACGGCCAATCAAATCGAAATTGAGGCCCGCGACGACGCGCTGCATTGGAATAAGCGTGAAGCGAAAATCCTGTGCGACGCTTTCAACGCCGAATTTATCCGACTGAAACGCGATGAACGCTTCCAGATCGAGCGGGCCGCCTGATGCCCGACATTGCCGCCACCCCGCAAATCGACCGTCTGGTGAAATCCGGCGCGCCCGTCGCCATCGGCGTTTCGGGGGGCAAGGACAGCCAGGCCTGCGCCCTCGCCACATTCGACCATCTTGACCGGATCGGCCATACCGGGCCGCGCTTGCTGGTGCATGCCGATCTCGGATCCGTCGAATGGAACGCCTCGCTTCCGGCATGCCATGCCCTGGCCGAAAAACTCGGATGCGACCTGGTCGTCGTCCGCCGCAAGGCCGGCGGCCTGATGCAGCGCTGGCAAAGTCGGTGGCATTCCAGCCGCACCCGCTATGAAGCCCTTTCAACCGTCACCCTCGTGCCGTGCTGGTCGACCCCCGGGATGCGCTTTTGCACCTCGGAGATGAAAACCCACGTCATCACCGCCGAGCTGAAGCGGCGGTTCAAGGGGCAGGCAATCATCAACGTCACAGGGATCCGCCGCCAGGAAAGCGCCCGCCGCGCCCAGACGGCCATCGCCGGCAAAAGCGCCGACGGCCGCCTGATCCATTGGCGCCCCATCGCCAACTGGTCCACAGACGACGTCTTCGGCGAAACCGCTGCGCACGGGCAGCACCCGCACCCCGCCTATACGGACTTCGGCATGAGCCGGGTGTCGTGCCGGTTCTGCATCATGCAGAACCTGGACGACATGGTCGCCGCGACACGGCAGCCGGAAGCGCACGGCATCTATCGGGAAATGGTCGGGCTGGAAATCGACAGCACGTTCGCCTTCCAGGGCGCGCGCTGGCTGGGAGACATCGCCCCTCACCTGTTGAGCGCCGAAGACCGCGCAGGCCTTGCCGACGCCAAGGACAGGGCCGCGCGGCGGGTCGCGGCCGAAGCGCGGATCACGAAGGAGATGCGCTACGTCGCCGGCTGGCCAACCCGAATGCTGACGGATTCCGAAGCCGACTGTCTGGCCGAAGTCCGTACCGAGGTCAGCGGGTTGATGGGGTTTCGATCGGACTTCCTGACCCGCGACGCGATCCACGGACGCTATGCCGACCTGCTCGCGCAGCAAGCGGCGAAGCGCAAGACAGGCGCCGGCAAGCCGAGGCGTCGCAATTTCAAACTTCAGACCAATACGGGAGTTGCCGCATGATGATGCTCAACCAGTATGCATCAAACCGGATGTATTTTTGGGAAGATGCCGAAGGAACAGAACTTTCCGACCTGTTCACCGATCGATGGCCGGCCTTGATCTGGGCGCTCGAACGCGGGTGGCATATCAAAATGGGGGATGAAGAATCCCTTTGGGCTGTCAGCCCCGGCCATGCCGCAGACTGGGTGGGGCTTCCGCCGAAGCACCCGTCAAAAAGGGTGTCGGCATGATCGCATCGTCGCTTGCTTACATCCTGACCGGCTTGTTTGTTTTTGTCGCGCTTGTCCTCATTGCCGACATCCTCGGCATTGTAAATCGTGCCGCGAAAAGGACTCCGATTGGGAGCCTGGTTCGTTGCATTCTGGTGTTCTGGCTTCTCGTGGCCGCGCTTATCGCCGCCCTCATCGGGGGGATCTGAACGACCATGTCAAAAGATCCCATCACGCACGAAATCATGCGCGCGGAAATGCACCCGGACGTCTATGCCGGGCCGAACTGCGAAGGCCTCAAGCCCAAATGGCGCTGCAGTTGCGAAAACGACATGGGCGACAATGCCGACCTGGACGGCATCGCGCTCGCCAGCACGGCCTTTCCGCCCGGCACAAAGGTCAGCGTGAGGGTCCCGGTCTGTCCCGATTGCAACCTGTCCGCCGACCACGCCATGATCGGCAACACGATCGGCCCCTGCCGGTGCGGGTTCGACTGGGTCAAGTGGGCGGAGGGGCGGTATTCATGACTCGTATCAGCCTCATATCCGCAACGAACCCGATCACAGTCGACGACATCGGCAAGTGGGGCATGACACGCAGCGGCCACACGGTTCTTGTGGCCTGCCTGAGAAACGCTACGCCTATACGGGTCATCGGAACCCTGTTCGACGACGGCGACAATGGCTCCTGTCAGGAATGGTTCGCTTCCGGACGACGGCACCTCGGCGAAATTCATCCCGACGACATCGCTTCCATCGAGACGCCTTGCGACGACGTAGCGGTCAAACACGTCGGCGACCTGGTCGCAGCGGCGGAAACCCTGGTCGCCTCTTTACGGACATATCTGTTCAAACGCACGACGGGGCACGACGAAGCCGGATCCGAAGCGGATCGACAAGTCCTGCTTTCCGACTGGAAAGCCGTCAAAAACGCGCTGGCCGCCTATGAAGCAGCCCTTGCGAAGGACGGAAAGTGAACCGCTTATCCGCCATAGTCTTTGAAGAACGCGATCGGATTGTCGATCGGCGCATTTTCGAAATGCCGGGAAAGCTTCAGGATCCGGCTGACGGGGATCGATCGGTCGGCCTGATCCCAGTAACAAAAAACCTTCAGGGTCAGTGGCCTTTCGGTCACGGCCTTGACGCGCACGACGCGGCCATGGGGCGTGTCGCCGTCATCGATCCAGAACGTCGAATGACGCTCCGATTCCTGCGGAGCGTGCGCGATCTGGCCGGGCGTTGCCGCGCGGATCGCCTTGGCATGCGCCCGCCCGGGCGGGCCGTCGTCTGCCTGGATGATGCCGGCGGCGAAAAAAATGCCGACCGCCACGATCGCCAGGAACAGGGACAGCGCGACGCCGTCCGGCCAGGTGTCGGCGGCGCGCTGGGCGGCGAACAGGAACAGGGGCAGCGCCACGACCAGCCGCACCCCCCAGCGAAAAATTGCCATGAACGTCTTCAAGCCGGCTCTCCCTGTTTACGCGATTCCGAGCTTAGCCGCTTTACGGAAAGGTTGAAACACACGTCTTTTCGAAACAGTACCGGCACCGCCCAAGGAAAGGCCCGTCCATGCTGATCCTGACCAAAAACCTGATCGCCGCGGCCCGCGAAATCGCCGCCGCGCACAAGGCCGAAGCCACCCGCCACACCGATCCAAACGCCTGGAAAAAGCGTCTTCACCACACCACCCGCGCCGCCAGCGCCGCAAGCCTGGCCGACGACATCGCGGCGATCGAGGCGGACTTAACGAAGGGAAGCAAGCCATGAACGATTACCGAAAGGCGGCCCGACTGATGATCGACCGCGGTTGCGATTTTGAAGCCATCGACCTCGCATCCGCCTACTGGCAGCGCGGCGACCACGCGGAAGCCCTGCACCATCTTGAAAAGGGTATGGGCGACATGTTTCCGCACCTCGGCGATTTGCTCAAGACACAAGAGGCGTGGAGCGGGGAACCCGCGACAGGGAGATAAAGAATGAAATTCAAAGCCAACGCCAAGGCCCTGGCCGCCACCCTCGCCGCGATCATGCCGACGGTCGAACGTCGCAACACGATCCCGATCCTGAACAATATCGCACTCACCGTCGACGGCGGCGAGGTGACGATCGAGGCGACAAACCTGGACATGTGGACGTCGATCGCGATGGAAGCCGATTGCGAAAGCGACGGCCAGGTCACCGTCCCCGGCCAGATCTTCTATTCCATGGTCCGCAATCTGAACGCGGCCGACGGCGACAGCCTGACATTCGAAGTCATGGACGACCAGAACGCCCGGGTTCAGTTCAAAAAATCAAGGTACAAGATCGCGACCCTGCCGTTCAGAGATTTCCCGCGTCCGGGCCCGATCGACTATCCGACATCGTTCATCCTGACGGCCGAAGACGCGGCGACGCTGTTCAAATCCTGCGCGATCGCCATGTCGAACGAGGAAACCCGCTACTATCTGAACGGCATCTATCTCTGCGCCCAGCCGATCAAGAACCTGGCCGACGGACGGGACAGGCTGGCCGCGGTCGCGACCAACGGCCATCAGCTCGCCGCCGCCGGCGTCGATCTTCCCGACGGCGCCGCCGGCATGGAGGGCGTGATCGTGCCGCGCGCCGCGGTCGGGATCATCGTCGGCCTGCTGAACGGGGATGCGGAAACCATCCCGATCCGGGTCTGCAATCAGCGGATCGAATTCGAAATCGGCCGCGTAACACTGACGTCAAAACTGGTCGACGGAACCTATCCGGACTTTGAACGGGTCATGCCGGCAAAGGGCACCGCCCCCGTCATCCTGGACACCGACCAAATCCGAACGACTTCGAAAAGCCTTGCCGGGTTCATCAACGGCACCGCGGCAATCGCCATCGATATCGAGGGCGACCAGGCACGGTTTTCAGGCCGGGATAACAACACCGGCAACGAAGCCGAAGACACTGTCCGCGTCGACTATCAGGGCGACCCGATCCGCATCGGGTTCAACGTCAAATATGTCGCCGAATATTTCGGCGCGATCGGCACCGACACCACCGACATGCATCTGTCCGGCGACCAGTCGCCGGCCCTGTTCATCCCGCACGGGCGCGACGATGTGCAGTTCGTGCTTATGCCGATGCGGGTTTGATCGACGATGGATCCCGCAGACAAGACCGGAGAAACGGCAATGACATATAGACGCCCAACATACGAAGAACTTGAAATCGCCGCCCTTCAGGAAGCCCTTCGCCGATATGGCGAACGATGGCGCATGGGAACCGTTGAGCCAAGTTCAGTACAACAGGCCATCGACCGCGCCCTTGAAGGCGAGGACGGCCCGCCCCCGACCTACCAAGACCGCGTTGCGGCCTGGCTTCTCGATTGTTTCGGCCCGAAAATCGCGGCCGAACATCCGCACGCGCATGCAGGCCGAAACCGAAGCAAAGTGGCTGAAGTGAACACCTACGTCTTTCCACAACCGAAAGGATTGAACCATGCCTGACACCAACCCGGGCGGCGTCGCCGCCGACCAGCTCCGCGCCTTCGTCGAACGGATCGAACGCCTCGAGGAAGAAAAGCAGGCCATCACCGACGACATCAAGGACGTCTATGGCGAGGCCAAGGGAACCGGCTTCGACACCAAGATTCTGCGCCAGATCATCCGCCTGCGCAAACAGGACGCCGGCGAACGCCAGGAACAGGAAGCCTTGCTGGATCTCTACATGCACGCGCTCGGCATGGCGCCGACCGCCGAAGACTAGGACGCCATCAAGAGGCGAGGACGGCCCCCGCATCAAGTGCGGGGCAGGCTCCGAACGGACCGGGATGCGAACAACACCGCCGCGCTACACAGTCGAGCAGTTTGACATCGCCCTTGCGAAGATCGCATCGGTGATCGAGACGCATCCGCGCGGCGAAAACGCCTGGCCGATTTTCGACCGTCTCGAGCAAGAACGCGCCAAGCTTATCGGCCGGGCAGACCGCCTGCAGGCCGCCCTCGATCGCCGGCGCAAGACCCCGGACACATGACCGTCACGTCAGAAGCCCATCCGGATATTCCAACGCAAGTTTCCTGATCTCACCCTGCCGGAACTTCAAGGATCCGCCGTCGCCATAGTCCGGCCGGCCGATCGAATGGCCCATCAACCGCATCCGCAATTCCGAATCGATCCCCGCTTCCATCGCCCGCGTTTCAAAGGCATGTCGGAATGAATAAATCACGTGTTTGTCCGTCGGAAACAGCCCGTTCGCCCGGAAGAACTTCATGGCGGTCGCCGAAAAGCCGTTTTCCTTGTCTCCATACCGATGCGAAAACCCGTCCGGCCAGCGCCGGAACGCGGCAAGCGAAACGCCGACCAGGGGAATGTCGCGATTGCTCGGGTCCGATTTCACCTCGCGCCCCATGCGCTGCGTGATCACGATGTGCGGCACGTCGGCGTCAAGGACAATGCATTCCGGCGGAAGGTTGCAGATCTCTGACGGCCTGCACCCCGTTTCGATCAGGGCAAAAATGATCCCGCGGGCGGCTTCGTTCAGGCCGTCAAGTGCGCCGGGCTTCAGGATTTCATCACGGATCCAGGACGATTCGAATGGCGGCGGTTTCTCCGACTGCCCGCCCTTGTACGAAAGGTCGCGGAACGGGTTCGGCCGGTCCGCCTGGCCGACATGCCGAAAATACTCACGATAGAGCGTCCGCATGTTGCCCATGTCACGCTTTGCCGAATTCTGACTGCGCGACCCGTCCAGGACCCGGTTCAGCCAAAACTGATAGAATTTAAGGGCGTTCTCCCGCGTGATGTCCTGCAGGGGGACGTCGCCGACCACGCGCTTGAAATTGTTGATCGCGCGCAGTTTGACCTTGCGCCAGCTCGCCTTCTGCCCGTTCGATTTGGTTTGCAGCTCCGCCGCCTTGATCACCTTTTCATAGGTGTCGAACGCGTCATCGAGGGGCGTTTTTGGTTCCGGCACCAAGCCCAGAACCGCATCGACGTCCAGCCCGGAAGACGTTGATTCGTCGATCAGGGCGGCACGCGCCATGATCAGATCGACAGACGACCGGGCGATTTCATCCGCCGGGAGGTAGGCCAGATTCAGGGACATGGCGCGCACGGCCGCGGCCTCGTAAAGCTTGCGCGCGGCGTCATTCGGCCCGGCGATCAGCGCCGACCAATACTCATCATGCGCCTTTTCTAGGATATCCCGCCGCGCCCGGGCGACCGCGGCATCATGTGTGTTGAGAGATTTCTTGACCCAGACGGCGCCGAAGGTCTCGCGAACGTTTTTCGGCACACGGCGAACATACCGATAGCCGCCCCTTGTCCGTTTTTCGAGGTAACGATCTTCCTGTTCCGAACCCAA